GTATAAACATTAATCAGTTGATTGAGAAGAGGATCCCTTGTTGTGATCTTCTTCATCCTGATCATTGTTTAACAGAGAAGCAAGTGGCAGAGATAGCACATGATATCAGAATGGATATTGACTTACATCCCATTTACAAGCAAGTGGATAGATCTATCATGCGGTATGTAGAAGCAGCTGGTATTGATAATAAAGAGCATTGGGTTGAAGAGAAACTACTTGATCTTCCTGATGAAGAAGGTATATCTTTTGATTAAGGAATTGTAAAGAGGACATTATGGCGATATATAAGAATAACAGGATTGTTATTGATCTCACTGAGTTAGTTGAATGTCGAGTAAAAGTCACTGGACAGGAACTATCTGAGTATGAAGTTGAACAGATAGCGAGTGCATTACAGCATACTCTGACATGGGATAGTTTATACTTTATGGTAGATACTGCAATACTTGATTTTGTAGGTATGAATCCAATAGAGTATGGTAGTACAATGAATGAGAGTTGGTTATTGGAGATCGAGCGTAACAAGAAGAAGTTCAAGATGGTAGATTTAAAAGGAGGGTCATGGACTATTCAAGTGCCACAACGGATAAAGGAGTAAAGTCTTATCACATTTATTTCGAGGATAAGTGTTTGTTTAAGAACTTAACTGAGGAAGAGTTTGATTTGATATGGGCGAAGTTATATCGTTCGTATCATACAGATAGTTTGTCGTTCTCTTCTTGTGTGGGAGATGAGTGTAAGTTAGAGGAGCAGAGTTATTAGTCACCCACTTGATGTACTTGATGAATATATTGATAAGTGGGTAGAACACCTACAGGAGCCAACTCCGAGTGGTATCTTTCGGTGTCCTTTTGCAAAGAAGGTTAGGGAAGAGAAACGTCTCAAGTTTAAAAAGGTATATGACTATCTCTCTGCGTATGATTACTGGAATGCCGTATCAGAAGTCATACAGGGGTTTGATGACAGTTGTGATGTTCATATTGTTGTAGCTCATACGAACTATGAGATTGTGAATCCAGGCAACATGGGAGGGAGTGTCGATGCAATGAACTCTTTTCTTAATGCAATGGGAAGAGACTTATGGGTTGTACCGAAGATGGATAATCTTTTTACGATAGTCATGGTTCAAAAAATTACCGTTTTGGACAATGGGAGTCGTAAGCTGGAGGAACAGGGATATTATAATAATCGTTATTGTGAACAACAGATGGAAATGATGGTCAATGGACGCAGAAGATTCAGAAAGAAGATAGATGGAATATAAAAAAAATCCGAACGTAACGTTCAAAGTGAACATTTAATTTTTATAGATAGCGTGACATGGAAAAACTTGAAACAATGCACCTAGACCTAGAGGTCAAGGAACTGGAATACATCTACGAATCAATTCAGTTTCGCCTCGAAAATGATAATCATCTATTATACCATCCTGATATTCGCAAAGATCTAGAAGATATGCTTGCGGAATGGGAAGATGAGTACCTATAACGTCTACATTGGCGAGAACTTAATTATGGAGAAAGTTCCCGATACTGACATTAAACATAAACTAGAATACATAACCGAATACTTTCGCCATTATCCTAGTGATGATCTCCGTACTCAAGAAATAAAAGTTGTTAAGAATTAGAGACTATATAATATAACACTATGGACAAATTGGTTTGACCGTGGTATACTTACTATGTAATTACAACATGTTATGGCAAAAGGATTTACAGTAAAAGCTAATGCTCCGAAAGCGAAGAAAGTTGAAGATGACTTTAATCTAGAGGAAGCAAAAGCATTAGCAAAGGGTAAAGCAATAGTATTCTGCCTGCCAGGCCGAGGAGTTTCTTATATTTTCCTAAAGAACTTCGTACAACTATGCTTTGACCTAGTTCAGAATGGTAGTTCCATTCAGATCTCACAGGACTACAGTTCAATGGTGAACTTCGCAAGGTGTAAGTGCCTAGGTGCGAACGTTCTCAGAGGACCAGATCAGATTCCTTGGGATGGAAAACTTAAGTACGACTGGCAGTTATGGATCGACTCTGATATTGTATTCGATACAGAGAAGTTCTATCGTTTAGTATGGATGCAAAAGGATATCGCTGGTGGTTGGTACTGCACAGAAGATGGTAAGACAACATCTGTTGCACACTGGTTAGAAGAAGAGGACTTTGCAAAGAATGGCGGAGTGATGAATCACGAAACTATTGAGTCTATCTCTCGTAGACGTAAACCATTCACAGTTGACTACACTGGTTTCGGTTGGTTACTCGTCAAGAACGGTGTATTCGAGCACAAAGATATGAAGTATCCTTGGTTTGCACCTAAGATGCAAGTATTTGACTCAGGTGAAGTACAAGATATGTGTGGAGAAGATGTTTCATTCTGTCTCGATGCAAAAGAAGCGGGTATGGAGATCTGGATTGATCCTAAGATCCGTGTTGGTCACGAGAAAACGAGGATTATCTAATGACTTTAGACCAATTTGGAGCACTCAATGTGTGGCGAGTTGAAGAACTCACCACTCAGGGGTGGGAAGTTCAAGATGATAAAAGAGATAAAGGACTATCTCAAGAAAATGCAAAGGTTAGATTGGAATTTTACCTTGGCGAAGGTGTTTCTAAGGATAGATTAAGAGCTGTTCTAGATAAATAAAAAGAAAACGGTTAAAAATGGCAGATTCCAATCCAAAATTAGCACCCCATAATGTCGAAAGTCAGGGATTTGCTAGTGGAAGTGTAAAAGGACAGTATGATGTGAGTGCTCAAGCAAGAAAAAAAGCTGCCGCAAACACAAATGAAGCACAATCTCCACTCGCTGCTGGTTAAAAAACATCTAAAAAACTCTAAAGACCCCTCAAAGGGTCTTTTTTTGTGTCTAAATAGAATTTGAATAGTATATTAGTCTGATGAGATTAGAGGATTGGGATAAATCTTACGAAGATTTTTACATTAACCCTAAAAAAGAAGAGAATGTATTGCGTGAAGTTGTCGGTGACGATACTAACGATGGTAAAAGGAAGCAAAACTTAAACGAATCTAACGATTAATGCCAAGTATTGACGAACAACTGAATCAAAGTCAACCTTTTAAGGATATTAGCTTATCATTTGCTAGACATCCTGTTACAGATGACATTGGAGTCTTCACAAATGAGAACTCTATCAAACGTGCTGTCATGAATTTGGTCAGAACTCGTCTTGGTGAGCGCTTTTACAACCCACTCGTAGGTAGTAAAATCGAAGATCAGATGTTTGAAGTCGCAGATTCCTCTATGGCCATGGAATTAGAGGATGATATTGAACTTTTACTTGATAACTTTGAACCCAGAGTCACAAATATAGGTGTTAAGATCATATATCCGATGGATACTAACGACTTAACAGTAGAAATTTCCTACGACATCGTTGGAATCACATCGCCCAGACAAAATATAGACTTCATTCTCCAATCAACTAGAATATAATGTCGTTTAACCAGTTCACAAACTTAGATTTTGCAGATCTAAGAGCACAAATTAAAGATTATCTTCGAGTCAACAGTGATTTTGCTGATTTTGACTTTGAGGGATCGAACTTTTCGACTCTGATTGACCTTTTAGCATACAATACTTACATTACTGCCTACAATACCAACATGGCAGTCAATGAATGTTTCCTTGACAGTGCAACTTTGCGTGAAAACGTTGTTTCACTTGCTAGAAATATCGGATATGTGCCAAGATCAAGCAGATCTGCGATGGCAACTGTTAATTTTAGCGTTGACTTAGGAACTAACGACACAAGAATCGTAACTTTGAAGGCTGGACAGGTTGCATTGGGTAATCAAGTCGGTGGATCTTACATTTTTTCAATTCCAGACGACTTTGTTGCTACAACTGGTGATAATAATATTGCAGTTTTCAATAATTTGAATATTTACGAAGGAGTTTACCTTCAAAAGACTTTTCAGATTGATTATTCTCAACCAAATCAGCGTTTTATTCTTCCAAACTCGAATATTGACACAACTTCTATCCGTGTTACAGTTGAATCCACGACTTCTGAGATTTATACGCTGTATGACAACATTTTAAGAGTTGATGCTACGTCAAAACTCTTCTTAATTCAAGAAATCGAAGATGAACAATATGAAATCTTGTTTGGAGATGGAATTTTAGGTAAAAAACCGCCTGCTGGAGCAATTGTTACCGCAACTTACATTGTAACCAACGGAAGACTTGGAAATGATGCTAAGAATTTCTCATTTGTTGGTATTTTACAGGATGACCAAAGTTTAGCTATCACTCAAGGTATCTCAGTTATCTCAACTGCGAACAGAGCTTCAATGGGAGACAATATTGAAGACATCAGTTCCATCAAATACCTTGCACCTCGTATATACTCCTCACAATACCGTGCAGTAACGGCAAGTGACTACTCTGGTATCATTCCATTCGTATATCCTAACGTAGAGTCTGTGACCGCCTACGGTGGAGAGGAACTTGATCCACCTGAGTATGGAAAAGTGTTTATTTCCATCAAACCAAGAAACGGTTCATTCCTTTCACAGATTACAAAGGATGATATCTCTAGGCAACTCAAACAATATTCAATCGCTGGTATCAAACCAGAGATTATTGACCTCAAGTATCTTTACGTTGAAGTTGATACTTCTGTTTACTATAACACGAACTCAGTTTCAGATACAACTGAATTACTTACATCAGTAACAACAGCACTTACACAATATTCCAAATCATCAGACATCAATGACTTTGGTGGCAGATTTAAGTACAGTAAAGTTCTTGGATTGATTGATGCCTCTGCAAGAGGTGTAACTTCCAACATTACAAGAGTTAAAATGAGAAGAGACATTGCGCCTGAACTCAATACTTTTGCAACTTATGAACTTTGCTACGGAAATGCCTTTTATGACCAACCAAACGGATATGGCATACGTTCTACAGGATTTACTGTGAGTGGTATAGATGGAGTTCTATATCTGGGCGATATTCCTACCGCTGGAACTGACTTTGGTAAACTTGTTTTCTTCAAACTTGTAAACAACCTTCCCCTTATCGTTAAGAATGATGCTGGGACAGTGGATTACGTTCACGGAGAGATTAATTTGGATGTGGTAAATATAACAGGATCTACATTAGCAAATGGATTGATTCAAGTTGAAGCAATACCTGATTCTAATGATGTTATTGCACTTAAAGATCTGTACCTTCAATTAGACGTTGCGAACAGTACAGTTAATGCACTTCCTGATGTTGTATCCTCTGGTGAGAATACATCTGCTACTGCATACGTCACAACCTCTAGTTACGCTAGCGAATCAATTTACACAAGGTAAATGACAGATATTAAAAGAGTAAAAGTCTCTCATGTCATACAATCTCAGATTCCAGAATTTCTAAATCAGGAATCACCTCTTTTTGCGAGCTTTTTAAATCAATATTACGAATCACAGGAACATAAATCTGGTACAGCTGACTTAGCGAACAATCTTCCTGAGTATCGAAAGATCGGTGCTTTCAATTCAGAGACTTTAGCTACATCAACGACTCTTACAGATGATGTTTTCGCTGCTGACAGAACAATACAGGTAGCTTCTACTGTTGGATGGCCAGATACATATGGTCTACTTAAGATAGATGATGAGATAATCACATATACTGGTAAAACTGCTACATCGTTTACTGGATGTTCTAGAGGATTCAGTGGTATCGATCAGATATCAAAAGAAGACGATGCAGAGTTCTTAAACTTCCAATCCACCAATGCTGCACAACATGTATCTGGATCTGTAGTTACTAACTTAAGTAATCTTTTCTTACAAACATTTTTCACCAAGTTCAAAGAAGAGTTCTTGCCTGGATTTGAAAATAGAAGTTTCATAACTGGAACATCTATCACAAACATCCTGACTAGGGCAAAAGACTTCTATATGTCAAAGGGAACTGACTCTTCATATCAGATTCTTTTCAAACTTCTCTACGGTGAAGACATTGAACTCTTAAAACCGATTGAACAAACAATCGTACCTTCTGCAAACGTATATTTCAAAACTAAACACGTTCTACTTGAGAACTTAACTCCAGCTGCACAACCTCTAGAGTCTATTGGTAACTTCTTGTATCAAGACGTTAGTGGTATTGGTACTGTAAGTGCTTCTATCTACAATGTTGAGTACAGACCAATCAATCAGGTTGACTTCTACGAGATGTCTCTTGACTCTACATCATTTGATGGTACATTCTCTGTGCCTGGTAAAACAAAGGCATTAGAAATCACACCAGAGAACTCTACCAGTATTGTAGTTGACTCTACAGTCGGATTTGGTCAAAGTGGAACACTATTAGTAAGACCTAGAGAAGGTGCTAACTTTTTAACCTTTAGTTACACTGACAAAACAGTAAACCAGTTCTTAGGAGTATCTGGTGTTACTACATCATTAGTTTTTGGTGCTGATGTTCTAGAAAACAAGCTTGCATATGCTTATGCTGGATTCGGACAGACATCATTGATGGAATTCAGACTTGTTAATGTTATTGATGAAGTTGATACAAGTGCATCTACCAATATGCAAGTTGGTGATAGTCTTAAGTTACTTTCTTTCGGTAGAGACTTAGGAGATTCGCCACAATTCAATAATTGGATTTACAACATACCATCTACTCACAATATTGCTTCTGTAAACCAAGTAAACGTCAATACTTTCAGAATTGTTTTATTTGATGCAGTTGTTTTCTACGTTGATGAGATATTAATTGTTAAAAACCAATTTGGAGATTCATCAACAGTCACTATCAAAGATATTGAGTATGATGCAACCAATCTCTCTAAAGTTTATGCTAATACTATCGTTGTTCAGACAGCTACTACACTTCCAGCTAATGCAATTACAATTACAAAGACTGTTACAAAGGCAGAACATAATTCTAATTACTTTACAGGTGTAGATGCGTTTCCTGTTGGTGTACAGAATAGTTACCTTGATAAGTCAGAAGAATTCTTCTACATCGCTTCTTCTGGTTTACCAAACTACCCTATTTTTGCAACTGACAATAAAGTATTTGTAAAAACTAGTACATCAGAGGTTGTAGACGGTTCTGGGACACCTTTACTTGGTGGTGGGTTTACTTATACCATTCAATCGTTTGACCCCGCCTTCGACCCTGCAGCATCCGCTGGTACACTCCTAAATCACAACTATGTAACTGGAGATAAGATCTATTGGGACAACACAACCAATAGTGGAATCAATACTGGTATATACTTTGTAACTGCAATCAACCAAACTGAGTTTTATCTTTCATTTAGTGGATCTGATGTATTTGCTAAGAAATATATTGCTGTTAGAACAGGAACGCCTGGTCAGTACATCTACAAGTCTGGTTGGGAGAACAAAACACTCAAGAACCAGAAGATTCTTAGAAAGTATCCTTTCTACAAACAAAAAAATCTTTTTGACGATCCAAACGAAAGATTAGTCAATAACAGAGCCGTAGGATTGATGGCAAACGGTGTTGAGGTCTTCCCACCTACCGTTTTTGATGAACAGATCTTCCACGGTGATATTACAGAGATTACAGTCACCAATCCAGGCAAAGATTATGATGTTATCACAGGACCTCCACTCGTCATTAACGACGCACAAGGTAGTGGTGGTGTTGCTTATGCTAACGTATCTGGATCATTCAGAGAAGTTAAGTTGGTTGCTCCTGGCATCGGATATCAAGAAAAACCCAAGATTACTGTTGAAGGTGGTAACGGAACTGGTGCCGTCCTTGAGTCTAATCTAGTTAGAGGAAGCATTGTTGCCAATTTCAAAGCAGATGGATCAGCTGTTGACACATTTGATGAAAGTATCACTTTTCCAGAAAGACATAACTTTGAAATAGGTGAAGGTATCGTATATGACTCTAGAGGTAACACTCCTATTGTTAACGTCACTGATGGTGCAACTTATTTCGCTGGTGTAATCAATGATAAGAAAATTAAGTTACACAAAACACCAGAAGATGCTAAAGCTGGTATCAACACTGTTGATATTGGTAATATCAGTTTTGGTTTCCATAAGTTTACTTCACTTAATGCTAAAAATACCATAACCAAGATTTATGTTAAAAACTCTGGTTCAGGATACTCAAATAAGAAGGTAGTTGTTCAGGGTAGACCAACAAACGGAGATACACAGTCTGGTATTAGCACATCTGATGATTACATACTAGCATACAACCATAATTTCCATAATGGAGAAATAGTAGAATACTCTACTGATGGAACAGTTGCAAATGGTCTTTCTACAACCACACAGTACGCTATTAAGAAAATTGACAGTAATAGATTCAGATTATGTGATGTTGGTGTTTCCTCACAAAGAAATTTAAAGAATTATAACAAAAATAAATCAGTCGTAATTCGTGGAATCGGATCTGGAAAACATACTATAAAATATCCTCCTATAGTAGTAAACGTAGAAAGTTTATCTGCTATTGGTAGCACAACTATCATCAAACCTGAGCTTGACCCTCTAGTGTTGGGAAGTATTGAGAGTGTTTACCTAGAAGAAGGTGGTATTGGTTATGGTTGTACTAATATCATGGATTTCCATAGAAGACCCGATGTTGGTATCTCAACTGTTGTCTTTAACGCTCTTTTGAAGCCAATCATCATTGATGGATCGATAGTAGATGTTCAGATACTCGCCTCTGGTAAAGGATACCGTGAAGACTCCGATATTATCATCACAAGTCCTACTGGTAGCTTTGCAGACGTAAAACCAATCATTACTGGAGACAAAATTAGTGGTGTTACTATTCTTGACGGTGGTATCAATTACAACGCAAGTGATACAACTCTAACTTTACAAAACAGAGGTAAATCTGCTAAATTCATAGCAGATGTAAAAGAGTGGAAGATAAACCAAGTTCAGAAGAATGATGCCATCATCAGTAACGAAGATTCTCTACTTACCAAGCCAAGTACGAACCCTGCTTTCCAATTACAGACAATTGGTATCTATCCTCCACAAAAACTTAGATTCCAACTTGGAGACAACATTGACTCTGCTAATTTAGAGACACCAAACGCTTTCCACTCACCTATACTTGGATTTGCTTATGACGGCAACCCAATTTACGGTCCTTATGGATATCAGAACGCAACAGGAGGGGCAATCAAGAGATTGCAGTCAGGATACATTCTTGATACGACTCTTAGATCAGGTTTAAGACCACCTGGCTTTGCTTTTGGATACTTTACCAATGATTACCTTTTTGACAACTCAGGCGACCTAGACGTGCATGGTGGACGTTATTGTGTGACTCCACAGTACCCAGATGGTGTATATGCTTACTTCTACAGTGTAGATGTTGATTCTAGTGGTGTTGCTAAACCAAAATTCCCATATCTGCTTGGTGGTTCATTTAAAGACACTCCTATCGAAGAAAACTTCGTAACTTTCTTCAATCAGGATATTGACATATCATCTAGAGAACTTACAAGAAACGTAGCTCCATATTCTCTCTCATTTGGTAATTCTGACTATGAATTGATTGACGATGTTAAAGATGCCCTAAAACAAGAATTTGAAGTCATCAAGACTAAGAGTTCTGGTATTTCTTCTGTAACTATCTTCTCTAGAGGTGATGGATACAAAGTTGACGATACATTGACTCTAGACAACACAGGAACCAATGGAAGCGGAGCAAATATCGTAGTTGGATCTGTTTTAGGTAAACCTGTCACCTCAGTGCAGATCGGAGTCTCTACTTTCGCTAATACAGAGATTGTAAAGACAAAAAACACTATTACTGGTATTACAAGTTTTCCACATGGAGTTGCAGATCAAGAAACACTAATTCTTAGTGGTATTAGCACTTCTTCCTTTGCAGAGTTCAACGGACCTAAGAAAGTCAATGTTAAACAAAGATCAGTTGGTCTTTCTCAGTACTTAGACAATGTAACTGCAACTGGTGTAAACACTTCTATCTTTGTTACTGATGTAACAGGATTTGAAACAAATGACATCATTGGAATTGGAACTGAGTCACTTACTATCACCGCCATTGATTCTCAGTTCAATAGACTGTTTGTAAACAGAGAAAACTTTGTTGGTGCTGCAATGACTCATGCGGCTGGAACAAACAACGTTAATTTAAAACCAACCAAGTTTACTTTCCCAGTTGGTTTCTCAACCATAACCAGATTTACTTTTGAGAACAAAGTCGTCTTCTTCAACCCTCAACAGACAGTTGGTGTTGGTTCTACTGGAACACACTATACTTTACCTCTTACTGGATTAAGCACAGTACAAACAGTTGAGAATAGGTTCGTTCCTCAACAGAGAATTTACATTAAAGATCATACCTTCTTTACTGGCCAGAAATTGACTTATAACATGGGTATTGGTGGAACTTCACTTGTATGGGCGAAGGTATCTGCTGGTGCAACATCTGGTGTTGGTACAGAAGTTCTTATTGATCAGAGTGACGTATATGCAATAAATTTTGAACCAGACTTCATTGGATTATCAACTACTGGTATTCCTACAACTGGAGATGCAATATGGTTCTACGAAGTAGCATCCAACTCTGGGTTTGCACAATCCTTTACTACTAACTTCCCCAAAGTAACTACAAAGGTAGAAAGGTTCTTTGGTGATGTAGGACTTACTTCTGCTCACGGATTGCTAACTGGTGACATAGTAACACTAGATGCTATACCACAATCAACCGAAACAACTGAAATAAGATATGATCCAGTTCTTGCTAAAGTTACCACAGGTAAAATAGGATTTGCGGTATCTGCCTTCTCATCAGACTTGACTGAAATTACAATACCAGATGAATCTCTACAAAGTGGTGATAAGGTTGTATTTTACAATGGCGGAAATACAATTGCTGGTTTGGTGAATAATGAGACATACTTTGTTCTTAGATTAAACACTGATGCAATCAAACTATGTAAGTACAAGTCAGATGTACTTGAGGCTAACATAGTATCGATATCTACTGTAACTGAAGCATCTGCTAATAATTTAAGTTACCTTGCTAAGATCAATCCACCTCTAGAGTTCACTAGTGGTAATACAGTTACATTTGATGTATCTGATCAAAGTCTATTGGATATGAGACTTGACTTCTTTGAAGATTCATCATTCAGAGAAAAACTTGATGTCAACGGTACAAACGATACTGGATTCAATATTTCTAGAGATGGTATTTCTGGAAATGTAGATGCCACAGTAACTATCAGAACAACTGGTTGGCCAAGTAAATCATTCTATAATTTAACTCCTGTTGTTCCTTCTGATGCTAGAAAGTTATATGGAACATCTGATGCAGAAGTTACTGGTAGAAATAACATTACTTTCAAGGATGTTGTTCTTAAGACAGATCACTCGATTATTAAGTCTAGTGATACTTCATTCAGTTTCAACCTAATAGAAAAACCTCTTGAACCACAAAAAGTTATATCAAGAGCTGGTGTAAGTACAATCACATATAGTACTCAGTCTTCAAATGCAAGAGGGCCTATCAACTCTACTAAGATCAATTTCCCAGGCAAGGGATATACTATCCTACCTAGAGTTATTGGTTTTGCAAGCACACAGGGTCAAGATGCTATTGTAAAAGTTTCATCTCCTGATATTGGTAAGATTGATATTATAGAAAGGATTAAAGATGGATTTGATTATCCAACTGATCCTACACTTCTACCATTCCTAAGTGTCCCTGCCATTGTTGACGTAAGTGGTATTGCACGAATGGATGAGATCCAAGTGGTAGACGGTGGTACAAGGTACAATCAAGCTCCTACACTTGCAGTTCGTGGTAATGACAGTGTACAAATTTCTGCAACTGTATCAGGTGGATCTGTAGATAAAGTTGATATTATTCAAAATGCTTTTGAGTTCAGTGAACCACTTAGTATTATTACAACTAATAACTCCAATGGTTATGACATTGATGCCGTATCTCATAGTGGTACAGATGTCACAGTTGAACTTCTTTTGGATGCACAGTTCAATATTCCAGTAACTACTGGATTTGGATCTACAGAAACTAAGTTACCATTTGCTATAGGTGATAAAGTATTTGTTGAGAATTGCAGACTTAAACCAGATTCAATTCTTGCTGGACAGGGTAACTTTAACTCTGCCGATTATGACTTCTCATTCTATGATGTCACTGGTGTAAGCACTTCAAATGCCACTGTCACGTTCAGTATGGAAAATGCTCCTGGCATTTCTACTGTCACATTAGGTACATATGATGATGACTTTACATTAGGTTCTATTGTCAACTTCAACGATATGGCGAAGTTCAATATGACAATCATCAATGATGCTAAGTTCTTATCTGGTGAAAAAGTAACATCATCTAAGTTTGAAGGATTTGTTGCTGAGAATGGTTGGAATGTCAATATCAGTCAACTTAGATTGAGAGATACAATAGGAACTCTAAGATCTGGAGATAATCTATTCGGTCAGATATCTAAGTTGAATGGTCGTGTAAGAGATGTAAACAGATTTAGTGTTAGAACTACACTAGGATCTACTAGAGACAAAGTTTCTAAGAACGACATGAATGTCGGTATTCTTAATGACTTCAGCCAAAGACTATCCGACAACTTCTACTTCCAGAAGTTCTCATATTCAATCAAGAGTAAGTTACCATATACCACATGGAAAGAACCTGTAAGATCTATTGTTCACCCATCAGGTTTCTTAGAGTTCTCGGATCTCATCATAGAGAGTGATCCTATTGCTAATACTGCTACTGTAGGAATCGCTAAGTCTACTAACATGAAGGTTCAGGCAGTAGATACTAAAGTTGATCTCATCCTCAATATCGATAATGAGATATACATGGGTAAGAGAGATAACTTTGCCATGGTAACTGAAGATGACGCATTACCAGATGGATCTGTACAAAGAATATTCTTCCCAGAAGGTAGACCCATTAAGAGTTTCATTATGAACAAGACCAACAAGGTTTTGAATCTTGATGATATTTCCTCTGGTTTCAATGGATCACACGATAGAACAGGAACACTGGTTGGTAGTAAACAGTTCGGACTTACAGTTGGTGGTGAACCTGTATTCAAGAAAACATACAATGCAGCTGCAACTGCTAATGTTGATCTTGGACTTAACTTACTCAGTATTCAGAATCATAACTTCCAGACTGGACAGGCTGTAAAATTAGATACTCAGGGTGGTACTAAGATTGGTATTGCAACTACATCTCATACTACAGGAGATAAGGACATTGTTATGTCTGTTGTAACTGCTGGTGTGGGTGGAAGTTCACTATTTGAAAATGGATATAACCAACAAATTCCAGGCCCAGTAACAGGAATTGCTGTAACAGAGAATCCTCCAGGCTCAATCTTTAGATTATATGGATTTGGAAATGCAGAAGGTGGTGTTCCAGGCTTTACCACAACTGGAACTGGTGCTAGATTCCAAGTTAAGTTTGACTTTGATCCAACTACAGGTCAATGTATATCAACTGCAATAACTCTAACTGTTGGTGGAGGTGGTTACATTGTTGGTGATACTGTAGGTATTGCTGGTACATTCCTTGGTGGTGCATCACCAGCTAATGATTTGTTATTCCCTGTTACTAAAACAACAGGATCAAGAATCGGAAGTCAAGGTACATATTCTAATGTTCCATCGACAAATAATGGTGGTGGTAGTGGTGCAACATTCAATGTTACTAGAGATGCTAACTTAGATATTTCTACTGTTGAAGTCGTGACTGGTGGAACTGGATATGCTGTTACAAACACAATATCCATTGCAGGCACATACATCGGTGGTGCTACCCCAGGCAACAATATTGAATTAACTCCTGTGGAGTGTGGAACAAGTGTTATGCCTGATGAATTGTTCGTTCAAAAATTAGATGATGTTAAATTCAGAATATCTGGATTCTCAACTTCACTTCCATTTACATTTACTAGTTTGGGAACTGGAACTCATGTTCTTAAAGTTCAAGATCCAAATAAACAGGCTTTGATTTTGATTGACAATATTATTCAAACTCCTATTAAGAACAAGAAGTTAAATGTGGTTATAGCTGACTCAGTTAGTGAATCAGACCAAGGGGTGAATGTCTCAGTTGGTTTAGGTTCTATAACCAAAGGTGATATTATTAAATTAGATGATGAATTACTGAAGGTAAAACAAATTGGTGACACTACATTTGCACAGGCAAAGACCGCTATTGCTAGAAATACAGTAGCTACTGCTTTCTACTATGATACCAACAGAGCTAACTCTTCTGTTATTAGAATTGACGATACAAGTGTCACTATGGATGATAACCCTCCATATTAACTATAAATAAAGAAAAAACGTTTTTAAGTAATGTCTAAACAAGGGATTAGTACAGGTTCGGCTCCTAATGATGGGACGGGCGATACCCTATTGGCAGGGACTATTAAGATTAATAATAACTTTAACGAGATATATGATATTTTCGGAGATGGTACTAACCTTGTAAGTTTTGTTTCTTTTGCTAGCACTGCTGGGTATTCCACTAACTGTGGTATTGCATCAACCTCTGTTCTTGCTGGTCTTGCATCCAGTGTTACAGATAACATTGATATCAATACATCTGGTGTTGTTACAACAAGTTATGCAGATGTTGGTAAGATTACAATTCAACAGCCTGGTGCGATTGCAGATGGCCCTATTGAGGTTGGAACTGCAACAACAATGTTCAGAATCAAAGCAGACGGTATGGTCGGCATTGGAACATCGTTACCTACTTCACAACTAGAAGTTGCATCATTCTCGAATGAAAGACCAACTATTTGGGCAGTTGCTAAAGGTAATGGACAAGGATTACGAGTATCCGATGCAGCAGTAACTGATTCTAAGTCATTCGTTGTTACTAATGAGGCATATACTGGTATTGGTTCTACCGCTCCTACATGTCGATTAGATGTACAGGGTGATATTTTAGTCAGTGGTGCAAGTACCCTGATGGATCAGGTAAACTTCAACTCCGACATTACAGAGAAGGTCTTAGGAAACTTTAGTGATACGTTTAGTGTAAGTGCTGGTGGTACATTCACAGTTGACGTTTCGCAGGGATCTGTTGTGTTGGGTGGACTATCTACATCAGTTACTTCATGGGCATTTACAAATGTCAGTGGTCAAAACAGTAAGGCAACCACAGTAACTATCATCAACAATGCTGGAATCGGATATACTTATGGTGATTCATGTACAGTAAACGGTTCTCCTATTGCAACTGGAGTAAAATGGGTCGGTGGTAATCCTCCGCCTTCCACTGCAAATGACGATATACTCACGTTTAGTATCGTCCGTGATAGCACTGGAGTTACCAGAGTCTATTGCAGTAGTTCTATTAACATCATTTAAGGAATAAATGTCTACTAGAGAAACGCCAGGAGAAGGAGCTCTATTCAGACCGTCTTTTAATTCATCGTATGGTGTTAGCCAAATTGAAGTTTTAGACGGTGGGTCAGGGTATGCTAAAACAGACCCCCCAAAGATTACTATTGAAGGTACAGCAACACCTCAAACAGAAGGTGTGTTTTACCCTATAATCAGTGGTGTCGGCACAATATCTCAGGTTATTATCTTTAACTCTGGTGTTGGGTATTACCCAGTATTCAGTACAACCACTAGTTCACAGGTTGTTGTGGAGAGAGGTGCTTTTGGTAGTATTGCTACAAGTCATGGCACTGGACTTTCTTCAATATTTTCTGGTGATTACAATATTGTAGACGATAATATATTCTTTACAGATGCACCTTATGGTAATGCAGGACCTGCTGGATTAAAAACAAGTTCTTCTTTCTCTGGTAGATTATTCTCTAGAAAATTAGATCCATTTGATGAGAAAGATAAAAACGTAATTCTTGATGATATATCCTTAGAATTTACAGGTATTGCAGGCACACAATTTACACTAACAGAAAACTTAGGTGTAGTTACTGCTCTTTACAATAGTGTCAACACAGGCGTAGACATCAATAATAATCCATTCATATTAATCAATAATGTTGTTCAAACTCCTGGCTTAGATTTTGAAGTAATTGATGCAGATGATAATAAGATTAACTTTTTAAGTGGAGTTCCTAGAGCTGGTAGAATCAATAAAGTGGGTCTACAAACAGGTGCTGGATACTACTTACCAATTAAAGCTTCTGCAAGAGTAGGTGTAGGATCAACTGGTAGTCTTGAGACTATTCAATTAACAGGAAAGGGACAAGGATATAGAGAGTTACCAGAAATTACTGTAAGATCTTCTCAGGGATATGGTGCAAGTATCGGTGCAGTTTTAGGAACATCAGCTGGTAGTGCAGTTGCAATTTCTACAGCAGATTACAACCACATTGCTGGTATCTGTACTTTTACAGCCAACTCTCATGGATTTGTAGAAGGTGATAGGGTAAGAGTCACAGGTGCTGGATTCACATTCACCCCAGTATCAGCATTAAGGAATATCAATACCTTTGGATACGACTATATCACTGGTATTACAACTATTGGTGTAACAGGTGGTCATTATATTGGAACAGGAAGAAATAGAAGTAGAAATTTACTTATAAAACAGGTTCAAGTTACCGAAGGAATATCTACATTTACTTTCAGAGAAGACGCATATCCAATTGTAGATGTCATTGATAATCTTAACGTATTAATAGATTGTGGTGTTAGTACGCAACCATTAACCTATGTTAGCGGGGGATTGGTGCAAGCAGGCGTTGACACTGCAATCTTAGAAGGTAGAAACGTAACTGGTTTTGATGTATTAAGTGGTCACACTGCAAATACATTCAGAACGTTTGTTGGTATCTCCACATTTGCTCATCAGTATGTTACTGGTGGTGTAGTAAACAGAGCAGAAGCTGGTATCATAACAGACTTTAGTATTGTAGAAGGTGGAACTGGTTTCTTTGCACCTAGAACTATCCAATACCTCAGTGACACTCCTTCTGAGGGAATCACCACTGTTACTGCAATAGGTCAAACAACTGGTGCATCAATTGACATTGGAGAAGTAATTTATGAGTCATTCTCTGGTATTGCAACAATCAGTTGTAACACTGCTCATGGATTGACAACTGCAAATGTTGTTAAATTATCTGGTATCCAATTCCAAACAGGCATTGGTGATATTACATTCCCATCAGATTCACAAAGATATTTTGGTGTTACAGGAATCATAAGTGCATTTAACTTTAGTGTGAATATTGGTGCTGCAATGACCACAACAGGTATACACACTGCAGCTGCTGGAGTTGGTTCGTTCATACCTTTTGATGGTCATGGTTTAGAAACTGATGACTTTGTTAATGTTACTGGTGTTGCAGTTACATTCACAAGTGCTCCTTCCGTTCAAGTTGGTCATGTTGAGTATGATGAAACATCTGGTATTGCAACCATCACTACAAGAAAGAATCACAATCTGACAGAAGATGATTGTGTAATACTTTCTGGTATTGCCTTTACTTGCGACTATGACCCTGCACTAGGAGTTTCTAGTGCATTATATGATAACATAACTGGAGTTCTAACTGTAACCACTGCCGCACCTCATGGGTACAAGGTAGGTAAAGATGTGATACTATCTGGTCTTGCATTTACCTGTGCTATAGACAATGGTGCAAGAGATCATTACTATCCAAGAAGTAGGTCAACTGCATATGATACTTCACTTCCTATCACAGGTTATGCTGGCACTGCACTTGCAATAGATGTTGGTATATCTCGTGTTAAGAATCAATATGTTCATAGATTTGAAGAGGCAATCAACGGTGCGTTGATATATGGTGGTGATTATGACCATACTTTTGTTCGTGCAACCGAAGGTGCTTTACTAACTGGAGGACCTTTCTTACATGCTTTCTACAGTGCAACTGCAACATCAACATTCTCTGGTGGAGACTATGCACACACTTATGTAAGTTCTAAAGAGAAAACAATCAAGGTTGGTGGTGATTATGCACACACCTTTGTCCCTGCAAAAACAACTCCCAATGGTATTACTGTAGTTGGTGGTGGAACAACCACTCCAACAAATGCTGACTATACTCCTAGCACTGGTTCACTAGTTTTGACTATTGCGAATCATGGTTTATCTGGGCCTAGTCAACATTCAATCACAACTGCAAATTACAACCCAATTGTGGGTATTATGACTGTGACTATTCCTAGTCATGGTTTCTCAAATGGCGATCAGGTTAAAATTGCAGATGGTTCTATTGGTTGGAAGTGTTCATTAGACGCATTTACATCAACCAAATACTATCCAAGATCTACAGATCCAATCAGTGATAGTTGGATACCCATCTCAAACAAGACAACAGACACTTTTGAGGTCTTTGCTGGTATTACCACTAGAGTGGATTACACAGTATCTGGAGCGGACTACACACCTTCTGTGGGTGTTATGACTATGAGTATTGGAACTCATGATTTGATGACTGGACAAAGTATCAAGTTTAGACCTAATTCATTAGGATTTACATGTACTGCTGACCAAAATACTGTAACAAAATATTATCCAAGAACAAAAGATCCAACTTACAATACTGCCGTTCCAATCACAGGTGTAGCTGGGACGACTATTACAGTCAACGCTGGTATCTCAACTATTGTTAAGTATAACATAAGATTCGCTGATTACACTCCAGCGTCAGGTATTATGACCGTTTCTGTTGAAAGGTTGCATAATTTCCAAGTTGGAGAATCTATTAAGTTCAAGCCTGGATCTATTGTATTCAAATGTGAACAGGATGGATATCAAACTAATCACTTCTATCCAAGAACAAGTGACCCATACTACGATAAACCAGTAGAGATTGTGGGTTCTGCTGGTACAACCTTTACAGTTGATGTGGGATCTACTGGTGGAGCAAACATATACCAATTTGTTCCTAATCAGGGTGTTGCTGTTGAGGCAGTTATCTCTGGTGGTGATTATCCATATAGTTTATCTGGTATTGGAACCGATGCAGTTATTACTGGTGGTGGAGATTATACTCCTTATGTTTTTGTTTCTGCAAATACAAATGGTGTAGAGAGACCATCAACACAGATACAAATAGCAGAGGGTGCATTGACATTCAAGTGTGCTAAGGATAACTATGCAACTGAACATGCCTATCCTCGTAATACAGACCCAGCATACAATACTAATCTTGGAATCGTTTCTGCAACAACAAACACCTTTGAAGTAAGGGTTGGTGTATCTACAATTGAAGAACGTTCCATATCAACATCCACATACAATGCTGGTACAGGTGAACTTGTGCTTAATGTTGGTGCTGGACACTCATACATCAATGAGTCAGCTCATACAATTTCGACGGCAACTTATAATGCTAGTACTGGTGTACTAGAACCAACTATTGCAAATCATGGTTTTGTTTCTGGTGAGTACGTCAAGTTTGATTTAGAATCAATTACATTCAAATGTGATAAAGATGGATACACTGCCGACAAGGCATATCCAAGATATTCTGATCCATACTTGAATGAGTGGTTGCCAATTTATAATGTTGGTGTTAATACCTTCTCTGTATTTGTTGGTGTATCCACTATTGTAAATACACATTGGTTCCAAAGTGCAACTACTGGTGGTCTTAAGAAGGCTAGAGACACTGTTGGTATCAATACTGCATCTATCAACTTCACATGTGCTAGAGATAATTTTGCAACAGAACACGCATATCCTCGTCCTGATGATCCTATAGGTGGTAATGTTTCTGTTGGTATTGGATCTACTTCAGCAACTACAATTACAATCAATGTTGGTGTATCAACGATTGTAAACTCTGCAATTACTACTGCAGCCTACACTGCAAGCACAGGTATTATGACTGTGTTCTCTAATGTTCATGGTTTCAATGGTGCATTAGATGATAAGATAGTTACGTTTGCAACTTATGATGCTGGTAGTGGTATCATGACAGTTACTTCTGCTAATCACGGATTGACAACTGGTAACAGAGTTACATTCAAGAGAGATTCCATTAGATTCAGATGCCAAATGGATCAAAGGAAAACTATCAAGAGTTATCCAAGAAGAAAAGATCCATCAGATCAACAATGGTTATCAGTCACAACTGTTGACCTTGATAAGTTCTCTGTAAACGTAGGAACCTCACCCCTTGTCTACCATAGTCCCACAAGTGGATCATATGATCCTTTCACTGGATTGATGACTGTAGACATTGGATCACATACACTACAAAAAGGAACCTCCGTAAAACTTAAAACAAATGGATTCAAATTTACTTGTGCTTTAGATAATCATGCGTCATTCCACTATTACCCAAGGAAATCTGGCATATCTGGCCCAGATCCTGCTTACAATACTGCTGTTAAGATTACTTCTACTACAGATACCACAATTACTCTGGACGTAGGTAAGTCATCTAACCAATCAGCACACATCTTTGTTTCTGCAAATGCCAACTCTGTTATCAGTGGCGGTAATTACATACACACATTCGAGAACGCAGACCTAGATTCAATGTTAGTTGCTAGAGACACAATAGGTCTTGCAACAGACTCCTATACATGGAGATGTTCTCAGGACAACTATGCAACAGATCACACATATCCTAGAATCACTGATCCTATACACAATGTAGAGGTCGGCATTGTAACTTCAACTATAGATACATTCACAATTAACGTAGGTATCACATCAAGAATCAAGTTCAATGTAACTAATGCCACATATGATCCTAACAGTGGATTAGTGACTATGACGACTGATTCATCTCATGGATTGTCAACTACAACAGCTATTGGATTGGCAACAAATGGATTCGTGTACACATGTGACATGGATCAGAACGCTACTGAACACGCATATCCTAGAACCACAGACCCTGCACACAATACTTCATTATACCCAATATCAGTAACATCTAATAATGTAGTTGTTAACGTCGGAGTTTCTACCAGAGTAGAATACAATATTAACCATGCAGATTACCATGAGTCTATTGGTATCATGACTATGTTCTTACCATCAGTTCATGGTATTACAACTGCTGCTGGAGTAGGTAGAAATGTCAAGTTGAAAACTGAAGGAATATTGTTCTCCTGTTCACAAGACAACTATGCCACAAAACAATTCTATCCAAAAGGCGGAGATCCTTATTACAATGGTTCACTGATTACTAGAGTTATCAATAATACTCAGATTGAAACTCAGGTAGGCCCATCTACCACACCTAGTTTCTATAACTCTGGTGGTAAGATTCAAGGTGTTATACTTGCACCTAGACTTAGAAACAACTCACTCAGTGGTCAAGATTTTGCCGCTGGTGGTACATTTGTTGATAAGATTATTGACAGTAAGACATATGTTGTTAATGTTGGTATTTCAACTGTGGATCACAACTATGCTAGAGCTGGAATTTCACAACAAGGTAAGAGAATTGCATCATCTATCGAAAAAGGATTCTCTGGATTTGATGTAATCGAGAAATTAGATGCTGCCAGATTCAGAATCAACGCTGGTGTTACTACAGAAAAAGCTCTCTTCAAGAGAGGTGGTAGATTGGATAAACCAGTTTACCTTGACATTGCTGCTCCAAATCCATACTTCAATACTGGTCTAGAATATGTTTCTGGTTCTACTGGTCTTGGAACAGATGCAGTAGTTGATTTCCGCATCAATGTAGATGGTAATATTAGTGAGTTTAACCTTACTGAAGAAGGAATTGCTTACAAGGTTGATGATGTACTAACAGTCAGCGGTATTGCTACAGACCCAAGAGTAGGTGTCAATACAGAATTTACATTGAAAGTTCAAGAACTTGAGAACGACAAATTCTCTGGATTCTATCCAGGCCAGTTCATCTTGTTTGATGATATAGCACCATTCTTTAATGATATTCGTAAGAAGTTTACTTTATCTGTAACAACTAGTGGTGTAACAGAGATTCTAAGTCTTAAGACTTTGCCTGGTAGTGATATGGATATTAGTAACAATATCTTTATCTACATCAATGACATTTTACAGACTCCAATTTCATCTTACACATTCAAAGGTAGTAGAGTAATCTTTACTGAAGCACCTAAGGCTAACTCTAAATGTTCTGTATTTTACTTCAGAGGATCTAAGAGAGATGTCGAAACTGTAGAACCAGTAGCATCAGTCAAGCCTGGTGATATTGTAAGGATTAATGAAAATAGACTTGATCCACTTGACACAGATCAGTTTGATAGAACAACTAAGAGAATTGTTGCTTCTGATGTATTAGAAACATTCTCTTACAACAGTATTGGAGTCAACACTGCTCAGGATGCAGAAAGACCTCTTTCATGGGAGAAACAGAGAAAAGATCAAGTTCTTTCTGGTGTTCTAATTCCTAAGTCTAGACCAGCATTGAAGAGTAGAGTTCTACCAACAACCAGAATCATTAAAAATGTTGGTCAACTAGACGATAGTTTCTATGTCAATAATGCTTTCCCAGTATTCAATGCTATAGACAAATTAATACAGTCTGAAAGAAATATCCAAATATTTGAGGACTTGACTATTCAGCCTGGAATCATAACATCTCTAGTTTCCACATCATCCAGTATTTCATCTTTGACTATAAGTGATGGTGGAACTGGATATGCAAATCTAACTAATCCTACTGTTGCAATATCAAGTGCATTGATAGGACGTAAAGATCCAATATCTGCATGGGAGTTCGATGCAATTACTGGTATTACATCAGCGGTAGAGTTCAGAGCGATTACAAAGGAAGATCCATATGTTGCTGTTGGTGCAAGTAGTTTCTACATCAATACTAAGAGTGGAACATTCTGGGAAAGAGGTAGAATTGGATTTGGTGGAACTATAACATTCAACGGAGTTGGTGTTGGTAACAGTGGAACATCTGATGTTCATATCATGGCAGTTGGTGACTTTGGATCTATGGCAAGAGCAGTTTCGATTGGTAACAGTATCAGTACATGGACTGCAATAGATCTACTAGAACAGAGACAAATACCTGCTATCGGTCAAGTTCAAACACTAGACAGTACATACGAAGGTAACTTCCAAGACACTATCTGGGAAGGAACTAGAAATACATGGGTTTCTGTTGGTGCTGGTGGATCAATCTTTACTGCTGTAGGTCTTACAACAGCAGCTGCGTTCAGTCAATACTCAGGAACTTTCCAACAACTAAATGCAGTATGTTATGGTCAGTCGGAGTTCATTGCAGTTGGTAATGGTGGTGTTATCCTTGCTTCCACTGATGGAACGGGATGGGGAGATAAAACAAGTAACACTAACTTTGACTTGAATGATATCATCTATGACGGTAATAGATTCATTGTTGTTGGTGATAGTGGTACGATTGGTATTTCAACCAATAAGAACTTCTGGCAACCTTGGAGTCAACAGTTACCAGCTGGAACACAACACCCTGCTACATTTGACTTTGCTAAGATTAAGTTCTTTGATAACTTGTATATTGGTATTTCTACAGTAGGTCAACTATACTACTCATTTGATCTTGCTAATTGGAACCTAAGAACCATAAGTCATCCTAATCAGATTCGTGACTTAGTGGATACTCCATACGGCGATTTCTCAAGTAGAAGAGTTATCACAGTTGGATCAGGAACAACTACTTTCTATGCAGATCCAGTAATCAATAGAGCGACTGCAACTGCATCTGTGACTGCTGGTGTTATCACAAGTGTTAGTATCACTGATGGTGGATTTGGTTATGAAGTGGGTAGTAATCCTCCAGTAATAGTCGAAGCAGATAGGACTAAGAAAGAAGATATATTCTCGGTCAACGCAGTCGGAGACTTTGGTGATATTGTAGGAATAAATACATGGCTACCTGGCACTGCTGGTGTACTACCTAGATTAGCATTTACACTCAAGTCACAGTATAACGATAACTCAAACTTAGGTTATGGTTATTCTTCCTTGAACGCACTAGGAGTTGAATATACTGGACTTCAGAAAGGTGATTTCTTCACCATCTATGATAGTTCTTTAGTTGTTGGCCATGCACTGACTGGTATTACAACCTCAAGTGGTTCAAATCAACCTGTCGGTATGGTAACTTCTGGTGATTATCTTGGTGGTGTATTCAGAGTAGAAGAAGTGACTGTTGGTGATGCAATCTCTGGACTTGCTACTGTTACATGTGCTTTCTTACCTGGCCCAACACCTTATGGAAATAATACAATCCAAGTTGGTCTTGGTGTAACATCAAACATGGATACCTTCTGGGGTAAATACAGTTGGGGTAAATTCTTTGGTTATCAGAATCGTGGTGCTGGTAATCCAACTAATTTCTTAGTCAATACTATGAACGGAAACGTAGGATTATCTACTGCTGCCGTGGTTTCCAGAACCAAACCATTAACTTAACCACTAAATAAAACAAAAAGACTAGTTTTTTAAAATGCCTGCCATAATATCCGAACAGTTTAGAATTTTAAATGCCGAGACCTTTGTTAAAAGTTTTGTCGGAGTCGGATCTACTGTTAACAAATACTACGCTTTTATGGGATTACCCAATTCCATAGAACCAAAGGCGGGTGGTACTGCCACATGGGCAACTGATACTCCCTCTCCTCTAGATGGATTTGAAGAGGAGTATTCAATAAAAGAATCTATCATTGCTATGAAAAAGGTAACTGATAAGGATGTTCGCAGACTTGTCAGGAAAGTTAGTTGGGTTGCTGGTACAACTTATGAGATGTACAGACACGACTATAATATCTACAATCTCACACCTATTACTAGTCAGGGAAGTTTGTATGATTCAAATTACTACATAGTGAATGAAGACTTGAAAGTTTACATCTGTCTACAAAATGGATCAGACCCTGAAAACTCAAAGGGTAGGCCTTCATATGACCAACCCACATTTGTTGACCTTGAACCAAGGGCAGCTGGCACTAGTGGCGATGGTTACGTTTGGAAATACCTTTATACGATTAAGCCATCCGAAATCGTTAAGTTTGACTCTATTGAATACATACCAGTGCCCGAAAACTGGGGCAACGAAGGCGAGACTGTTGCAACAAAGGCTAATGCTATAGATGGAAAGATCGAAGTTGTTGTTGTTAATGATAGAGGCTCTAACTATCAACCGATCTCTACATCTTTTGCTAATGTTCCGATTCTCGGAGATGGAGCAGGCGGAAAGGCAACAATTACGATTGATTCTTTCGGAAAGGTATCTGAGGTATTTGTTACTGATGGAGGAGAAGGATATACCCACGGATCTATACAATTCTTTCCAGGCGCTCCTGGCAGTGAGTCTGGGGGTGTTCTTGCTAACCTTACCAATACAGGAATAGGAACTACATCTGTTGCTGGGTTCAGTGTGATTATCCCACCTAAAGGTGGACATGGATATGACATCTACAGAGAATTAGGAGCATACAGAGCATTACTATATTCCAGATTTGAGACACTAGAAACTAACCCCGACATAATTGAAGGCAATGACTTTGCTAGGGTTGGACTAATAAAAAACCCCACCGTGTTTGGTAGTAGTACAGAATTACTAGATACCGCAATGGTGAGTGGACTGAAAGCATTGAAATTAACTGGGGTCACTACAGCAACAACCTACGCTGTTGACTCTGAAATTACACAAACAGTTGGTTTAGGATCAACTGCGGTTGGATATGTAGCAGCATGGGATAAAGTTACTGGAGTGTTGAAATATTATCAACCAATGGGTCTTGCATCTAGTGAAACTGGATATAAGATTATTCCGTTCACTTCAAATCCTGACACTGGATATGGAGTTACCATTCAAGGTTCATCTGTGGTTGGTTCACTTCTCTCTGTTGATACTAACTATAACGGTGTTAGTACCTCAATAAATAATAAAGTATATCAACTTGGTATGAGTTTTAGTTCTGGTATTTCATCAGCAGAATTCAATACTAAATCAGGTGAAGTAATTTACATTGATAACAGGACTGCGATTCCTAGATCGGCAAGTCAAAAAGAAGACATCAAAATCGTGCTGGAGTTCTAAAAGCAAATGCCACAAAATACCAACTTAAATTCATCTCCGTACTTTGATGATTTTAATGAGTTAAAGAATTATCAGAGGGTACTATTCAAGCCAGGTTTACCTGTACAGTCTAGAGAACTTACAACACTTCAATCGATTCTACAGAATCAGGTTGAAAAATTTGGTAAGCACTTCTTCAAAGAGGGTTCTGTTGTAATTCCAGGCCAGATTGCTTATGATTCTGAGTATACTGCTGTTCAAATCGATGACAGTCACTTAGGTATTCCAGTATCCATATACCTAGAGAATTTAATAGGTAAAAAAATTAAAGGTGAAACTAGTGGTGTTACTGCTAAGGTAGAAACTTATATTACAAATAGAGAATCAACAAAAGGGGCATATACTTTATACATCAAATATCAGAGTTCTAGTGATTCTGATTTCTCTAGAAACAGTTTTGCAGACGGAGAGAACTTACTACTACAAGAGGATATGAATTATTCTCTATCAAGTATTAGATCTGGGGCTAGTTTTGCAACAACATTAATATCAAATGCGACTGCAACAGGTGCTGCAGCAAAGATAGCTACTGGTGTTTATTTCATTAGAGGATTCTTCGTAACTGTTGCTGATTCTACAGTTATCTTGGATCAGTACAGTAACAAACCATCATACAGAGTAGGTTTACTAATCAAAGAAGAATTAGTAACAGCATCTTCCTCAGATAATGACTTATATGATAATGCAAGAGGATTCTCAAACTTTGCAGCGCCTGGTGCTGATAGACTCAAGATTTCTACATCTCTAATCAAGAAGTCTCTTACTGATCTAAATGATGAAAACTTTGTAGAGTTGATGAGAATTGAAAATGGTATTCTCAGAAAGTTTGTAAAATCTGGAACTAAAGTTGATGATCTAATTCGTGATGAGTTAGCAAGAAGAACATTTGATGAGTCTGGTCATTATTATATCAAACCATTCCCACTATCACCTAAAGAGTGTCTAAATGACAGGATAGGAAATAATGGTGCTTACTATTCTAATCAATTAACACAACAAGGCAATACACCGATAGAAGATTTGATGTGTTTGTCTATAGGGCCTGGAAAAGCATACGTTAAGGGATACGAGATAGAAACACTTAACACTACGACTGTTGATGTTCCAAAACCTCGTACTACACAAAAAATAGTTAACGAGTCATTACCATTCAGTGTAGGTAGACAGATAGAACTTAATAACGTCTATGGTTCACCTCTAATTGGTGTCAGCACTAGTTCTTATGTAAAACTATTCAACGAAAGAACTTCTACTGTAGGCACACCAAACGGTGAACAAGTTGGTGTTGCCAGAGTATATGATATGAAATTGAAGAATGTTGGTTATGCAGATTCTTCTACAATATTTGAATCGTCTTTATATGATATTCAGACATTCACATATCTACAACTAAACACAAAAGCGACTGTAAATCTCCCAGCATATATCGTTGGACAAAACAGTAATGCTTCTGGATATGCTTATACATCTTCAAATGGATCTACACAACTTACTTTGTATCAGGTATCTGGTCAATTCCAAGTAGGTGAGGAGTTCTTTATCAACGGTGTTACTGCGAATAGAAGTATCACAGAAGTGGAAGACTATGGCATAGATGATGTAAAACAGTTAGTCAGTAATGATATGACTAACTATCCATTTACAGCAGATCCTATCCTAAGTCTAGGTCATTTGATTGCTCCTGTTGCAACACAGTTTACTATAAGTGCTGCATCTGGTGCTGCATCTACAATATCATCTCCCAGTGCAAGTTTTGTTAACTCTGGTATCAAGACAGGTGACATCATTCAGTATAGTTTGTCTGGTAATTCAGTTCCCACATACAACAAAGTTACAGCTGCAAATGCTATTGGAATTAGTCTAGAAGCAACAGTAGATGTTGAAAACGTATGTTCTGGTGCATTACCAACATCTGATACAAATGTGAATGACTTGTTTAAAGTTACTTTAGAAGTTCAAAACAACTCTAAAGCATTTTTATTCAGTGAACTTACAAAACCTTTTGTTTCAACTGTAGATACTAATGGTGCTGACATCCTATTCAAGAAGTCATACAGTATAACAGTTGCAAGTAATGCTTTCAGTGGAACTTTAGAAACTGATGCAGACTTAACTTTAGAACCATTTGATGAAGAGGATTACAACCTTTCATTTAAGACATCTGGTAAGACAGAAAATTTAACTAATCAAAAACTTACAGTCAGTGGCAGAACAGTAACTCTATCTGGATTAGATACAGCATCAGGTGCTGCTATATTGACAGTAACTTGGAAGAAGATAAATGTAAAACCAAAGGCAAAGGTATTTAAGAGAGCGACAACATATACAATCAATAAGTCTAATAAGACTCAATCTGGGACAGGATTGATGAAGTTGAATGATGGTTTGACATATGATACAGCATACGGAAACAGAGTTCAAGATCAGAGAATATCTCTAGGTGCTTGTGATGTTGCAGAGGTTATTGCAGTATTAGAATCTTCATCTACTGATGATGCACAGTTCCCAATATTACAACTTACAAATCTAAACTCTAACATTCTTAATGCTATAGTTGGTGAAACTATAGTCGGTAAGACATCTGGTGCAGCTGCTGTGTTTACTGCAACTAATGGATCTAACGAAGTAGAATTTGTTTCTCAAAATGAAAACTCCTTTGAGATAGGTGAAGAAGTTGTATTTGAAGAAACTCAAGTTGCTGGTACAGTTCAGACCTTCATTCCAGGCGATAGAGATATTAGAAATAACTATGAGTTTGATCCAGGCCAAAGATTAGACTACGTTGATTTCTCTGCAATCGTCAGAAAAGAAGGAACAGAGGCACCAACAAGAAGACTCACAGTTGTATACAATAACTTCGTTATTGATGCGGCAGATCCAGGCGATTTCGTAACTGTTAACTCTTATGCAAGAAGTTTATATGGTGCTGCAATTCCATTCATCAATGGTAGAAGTGCTGCAGATGTTATTGACTTAAGACCTAGAGTTACATCTACTATTGCTGGTAAAGCTCCTTGGGAATTTGAAGCGAGACAGTTCAATGCTGGCACATCATCTTCATCACATATCGTTGCAAAAGACAAATCATTTAACTTATCATACGAATACTATCTTGGAAGAATTGACAAGTTATTCTTAAGTAAAGAAGGTATCTTTACTTTATCTCAGGGTGTTCCATCAGAATTACCTAAACTTCCAAACACCATTGATAATGCTTTAGAAGTTGCTACTATTTCACTTCCACCATACTTATTTGATCCATCTGATGCTGGTATTACAGTAGCTAAACACAAGAGATTCCGAATGAAAGATATCGTGACTCTTGAGAATAGAATTAAGAATATTGAATATTACACATCACTATCACTACTTGAAGTAGAGACATCAAACATGTCTCTTCGTGATCCACAGACTAACTTGGAAAGATTCAAGTCTGGATTCTTCGTAGATAACTTTAAATCTGTTACTGGTGGTGACATAAACAATAGTCAGTACAAATCATCTATTGACTCTATAGAAGGTAGATTAAGACCTCAACACTACACAACATCTATTGATCTTTTACTTGGATCAGAAGCGATTGTGGGTGCTGCAACATCTTCAAATCCATCTGCTGATTACAGATTTGTAGAAGATCTTGGTGATACAAACGTCAAGAGAATTGGTGACGTTGTTTGTTTGAATTACAGTGATACTGTTTACTTAGAAAACAACTTTGCAACTCGTATTGAGAACGTAAACCCATTCGCTGTTGTAAACTGGATTGGTCAGGTTGAATTAAATCCAGGCACTGACACATGGATAGAAACTAGAAGAACTGCTGCTACTTATGATATAGAAGGTAGTTTCAATTCCACTATGGGTATTACTGGCGCTGATAGTAATACTGGTCTTTCACCTATTGATTGGGGATCATGGGAAACAACTTGGACAGGATCAAGTATCGATACAGGACCAAGTTTATTCAGTAGAACTGATACCGAAGTTACTGGTAAGAGTTCTAAGAGAGGAAAGTATGTTAAGAGGCGTGGTATTCCAATTACTACAACAACTAACTTCCTTGATACAACATACGATTTCAAAGAGCAAACAACCACAACTACTACAAACCAAACAAGACAGGGTATTCAGTTCCGTGTTGGTGAGAGATTTGACACTACAAGTCTTGGTGATAAGGTTGTAAATACAGAAGTCATTGCTACAATGAGATCTAGGAACATTGAATTTGTTACTAGAAGACTCAAGCCAAATACAAGATTATACCCATTCTTTGATAATATTGATATGTCAAGGTTTGTTGTACCAAAACTTATCGAGATTACAATGGTATCTGGTACATTTGGTGCTGGTGAAATTGTAGAAGGAAGTCGTGCTAACTCTAACAATGATGCAATTAGATTCAGATTGGCAAATCAGAATCACAAATATGGTCCTTATAACAATCCTAATCAGGTTTATAAACAAAATCCATATGACCCTGCATCTAGTATCTCATCCACATATTCATCTACCACTTCATTATTAAATGTAGATACTGCATCTCTAGAACTCCAGTCTGCATCTGGTTTCTACGGATACATCACCACTGGTATGAAGTTGATTGGACAGTCTAGTGGTGCTATTGCAACTGTATCTGCAATTAGATTAATTACAGATAAGTCAGGAACACTTATCGGATCATTATTCTTACCTGATCCTACAATTCCATCTGCTCCATCTTTCAATACTGGTACTAAGACATTCACTCTGTCATCATCTCCTGTAAACTCAACTATCTCTGGATTTACAGATAGTTCTGGTGAGGCTAACTTCACATCATCTGGTACATTACAAACTGTAGAGTCTTCAACTCTTAGGACAAGAAATGCAGATGTACAGAGAATACCACAGTCTGCTGATAGAACTCTGACTGACGAAAGTAAGAGATTGACAATTGAGAATACCTTTGCAAACAGATCTACAACTCAGACTAGGTGGGTTGACCCTCTTGCTCAATCATTTGAAGTTCCCGACATCAATGGTGTATTCCTTACTAAATGTGACGTTTACTTCCAAGCGAAAGACACAAATGAATTACCTGTTACCTTACAAGTAAGAACACTTCAAACTGGTTTACCTACTCAAGAAATCTTGCCATTTGGTGAGTGTATTCTTGATCCTGATCAAGTTGTATTATCAGCTGATGGTTCTAAACCAACTACATTTACATTCCCATCGCCCGTATATTGTGAGGGTGGAGGAGAGTTTGCACTTGTTCTTCTATCTGCATCTAACGAATACTTTGTCTACATCTCTAGGATGGGTGAAGAAGATATTACAACAGTCAATGCTGCAGATTCTGAGAAGATAATTGTATCTCAACAACCTTTACTTGGTTCACTGTTCAAATCACAGAACGGTGCCACATGGGATCCTAGTCAGTTGGAAGATCTTAAGTTCAATCTTTATAGGGCTAACTTCACATCAACATCTGGTAGAGTCAACTTCTATAACCCAGATTTAGATATAGGAAACAGACAGATTGTTTCTCTTGCACCTAACCCCATTGATATGCTTGCCTATAACGCAGTGGTTGGTTTAGGTAAGAGTTTGACTGTATCAGAACAAGCTGGACTGACAGAAGGAACTACAATATACCAACAGTCAAATCCAAACTTTAAGGCAAACTTAAATAAAGTTCTTGGTGCAATAGGTATTGGTAGCGATCTAGTAATTACAAACGGTGGTAGTGGTTTTGCTGCAACATCCGTTGTTTACCCTAACATACCTCTTATATCTCAGTTCGGTAAAGGAACTGGTGCAACTGTGAACTTAACTGTTTCAAACAGAGTAGCTGTTGCTGCAACGGTTTCCATTGGTGGAACAGGATACTCTGCTGGTGACGTACTTACTGTATCTGCCGATAATACAGGTGGATTCGGAAAAGACTTGAGACTAACAATTCCAAACAATGTCGGTGTTATTAGTGCGTTCAACACTTTAGTTCTTGATAATATCCAAGGTGTACCTAAAGTGGATTCTTCATCTTCTATCGTATATGTTGGTGGTGGTGGAACAAGTGTTGTAAACGGAGCTCCTATTACATACTTACAAAACGTGACTGATGGATTACATTTCCGTGTAAGACATTCCAATCATGGTATGTACTCTGCTGAAGATCAGGTTATACTATCTGGTGTTGAGGCTGACGTTAAACCAGAGAAGTTAACATCCACAGTTGATTCCACAAGTACAGAAGATATGACTGTGACTGCAATTGGAATCTTTACATCATTTGAAAACTTAGAAGTAAATACTTCAAACCCAGGCTACGTCAAACTAGGAAATGAGATTATCAAATACACTGGTGTTACAACTACAACTTCTACTCTGAATAACATTACTAGATCCATAGATGATACTAAGGCTGGTGATTATGCAATCAATGATAAGATATTTAAGTATGAGTTGAATGGAGTTTCTCTAAGAAGAATCAACGCATCTCATAGTTTCTTACCTACAAATGATGCCAAGTATCCTATTGATGTCGATCATTACTGGATTAAGGTTGGAGTTTCAAGTCGTGGAGTAGACAGAGCTACTGGAAATGCTAATGGATTCCCAGAACTATTCTTTAGTGAGAATAAATCTGGTGGTAGTTACGATCAACAATATGTACAAGTAAGTAACGCATACGGTCCTATGGCAACTCAGAATATCCCATTCAATATTGTCAGACCTAATGTTGCTACTCTTTTACCAGAAGGAACTGAGATTGCTGCTAAGGTAAGAACGTTTAGTGGTAACAGTCCTGATGGAAGTCTTAAGGCATATGTTGATCAGGGTTACGAAGATGTATCTTTAAACAGTAATAATTATCTAACAACTCCAAGAGTCGTTGCATCTAAGACAAATGAACTTCAAAAACTGACTGACTTCCCAGGCAGAAAGTCATTTACATTACAAACAACTCTGACTACAGATGATCCTAAAGTAAGTCCTTTCATTGACTTGGATAGAGTTAACATGATTACGGTCATGGATAGACTTAACTCTAAGATATCAGATTATGCTTCAGATCGTAGGGTTAATTCTGTTGACCAAGATCCTAGTGCTGCAATCTACTTATCTAAGATTGTAAATCTAGAGAAGTCAGCTGATGGATTGAAGGTTATGTTTGATGCCTACAGACACTCAACTAATGATATCAGAGTTCTTTACAGGATATTCAGAATAGATGCTCCACCACAGTATCAGTTATTTGAACTATTCCCAGGCTTTGAAAACCTAGATTCTGAAGGAAGAGTCATAGATTCGGCTAAGAATAATGGTAAACCAGATAGGAGAATACTTTCTTCATCTACTGAACGTGATTATAAAGAATACGAATTCAATGCTAAGAACCTACCACAGTTCAATGGATTCCAAATCAAAATTGTGATGTCAGGAACTAACTACGCTTACGTTCCTAAGATTCGTGACCTAAGAGCAATAGCATCAATCTAATGGATAAGATTAAGGTAAAAGATAGTGGGTCTCTTTATAGAGACGAACAATCTGGTGCAATCTTAAATTGTTCTGACTCTGAGTATGATAGTTATCTAAAGTTGAAGCAGAAAAAAATGCAAGAAGTCAACGAAATGGATAAGTTGAAAGATGATGTTGATGAGTTAAAATCAATGATGAAACTCATTTTAAGTAAATTAGATAAATAACTAAAACCCCCTTTGACAGATGACAGCAAGGAACATAAACCTAGTTTTAGATCAGGGCGTAGACTTTGAAGCAACTTTCACTATCAGAAATGAAGATGCAAGTTCTTTAAATCTGACTGGATACACTGGATCTGCTCAACTACGGAAACATCCAGAAGCATCTAAATCAACTCCATTTGTCGTCTCATTCCCAAATAGGGTGAATGGTCAGATAAAAGTTGCTATGGCATCTACAATCACAAGTGTCATAGAAGGTGGGAGATATGTGTATGATTTAGTTCTAACTTCGCCCAATGCGTATAAGACTAGACCCATACAAGGAAACCTTCTTGTAATTCCAGGCGTAACACGATTATAATGGCAGATTACTTAGTCACCCTTAACGAGCCTGGCAAATACAATGTCGGTGTTGACTACGAGATTCCCTCGAAGTCGATCCAATATGGTAACATCATTATTGGTAAGACACCAGCACAAGACGGCACTGAAACAACGTTTTCCTTAACTGATCAAGGAGCTCCATATAGTCCCAACAATAGTCAACAACTTATTGTGACTAAGAATGGTCTTTTCCTAGATCCATCAAACGACTATACCATCTCTGGGGATAAAGTTGTATTTACAACTCCTCCAACAGCAAATGATGATATAGTAATGATTGCCCTTGCTGCAGCAGCAGACTTAACAAGGACTGTGAACTATGTTATAGATAGTGGTAGTCTCCCCATGCAAGCTGGAGATAAAGGAAAATTGACAATAGATGTCACTGGAGTCATAGAAAATGTCAGAGTTTTATCTGATCAGACTGGTGATATTGTTTTTGATATATCTAAATGTTCTTTCGCAGATTATCCGAATTTCACTAGTATTACTAGTGGTGCGAGAGTTCAATTAGTCAATTCGGATAAATACTTTGATGATGTCCTAAATAGTTGGACGACTACGATAAATGCTGGAGATATTCTCAACTTTAACGTAGTAAGTGTGAATAATATTAGAAGGATATTAGTCTCTCTAAAATTAAAATTATAAATAACAATAGTTCTTAAGACTTATAGCCCCTAGAGGTAGTTTTTCAATGGCATTACTCGTTCCTAATATTGGTGAAATTGAGTCGCTACGTTATCTGATCGCTCAGAATAACTTTGTCGCAGATTTAGAAGATACATCACCGCGAAATCTTGTGTTAAAACTTTTCACAAGTAACACAACCCCTGCCGAGGGAGATGTTCCGTCTGCAACATCATACTTTGAACCATATATTGACGGAAACGTTAATGGTTACGGTACTACTGCAAATACTGGTTATCCTGTTTGTGTAAACAACAGAGGAGATCAGGATTACAACCAGCAGTACGGTATTCTGTTAAACGGAGCAAGATGGGTAATTAAGAACGTTGGATCTGGAACAACTGCAACATACCCAGAACAAACTTTCACTTTCACAGGTCCTGCTGGTAACATCTACGGTTACTATGTGACTCGTGCAAATAACATGCCTGTTGCTGTACAGGGTGTTGTACACGGTGCAAGTGTTGGTATTGGAACTACAGTTACTAAAGGTAATAACACTGACCCAACTATCGGTGTTGTTGGTAACTCTTACATCACTATCGACCCACAGGTTAGTATCGATGATCTAACTCTTGGACAGTTCGTTGCTGGTAACGCTGGTGTTGCAACAGGAACGAAGATTATAGGTATTGACAGAGCGTATAGAACGATTTACCTCGACAAACCTCTAGTCGATAACATACAGGTTGCGACTGACCCATCAGTCACATTCAGTTTCGGTAAAATTTCTATTACTAACCACGGACTTAAGGCTGGAGACATCCTTTACGTTAACGCTGGTACTGGTAATACAACTCTCGAATCTAATGTTTACACTGTCTTCAATGTACCAAACGCAGATGAGTTTGTAACAACTCCATCTATGACTGCTACATCAAACGGTGTTCTTGGACTTAACACTGCGACTCTTTACAGTTCTATCATGTACGCTGAAAGATTCACAAACGGTCCTTACAACATTCAGAACAACGGAGACCAAATCAAGATTACTCTAAACGTCGCACTCGACTAATAGAAACACTAAATATCAATATGTGGACTCTGCTTTATAACTAAGGCAGGGTCTTTTTATTCGGGAATCCCTTTGACCGTATACACCTACGACAATGCAAAGATAGATGTATTCACTACATTTAACGGTGGAGATATCACCGTGGGATCTAGCGAGAATATTGACTATGGCGACATAAATCAACATGTAGAACCAGAAAGAGATGGAGATTGGTTCTTTGTAAATGACCACGGACTTATCACCGCTACAGCAGATATAGTACCGTTTGGCCCAATAAATGTAGTAGATGGAAGAGATGCACTAGGTAGATCTAGATCTCAATGGATTCCAGAGAACGCAAATACCGTACTATTTGATGTAAATGACTCTGCACTAGAGTCAGCAGTAACTCCTTGGGTTGGTACTGGTACAATTCACGAGATCGGTTCTGGTCTCGAAAGGATTGTTATACCAGATCTCGGAGCGGCAGGGGCTGTCATCTTCATCCCATCTGGGACCGCAGAAGAATCTATATCTAGAGGAAATTATGATGGTGTTGGTACGATTGCCAAGTCAGGCGTATCTGCAACCGATCTAGACCAAGTTTATCCTTATAATGGTAGTGGTAGTGTAACTCTAAGTGGTACAACTACAACACCTTATGATCAGGCATATCTCCCTGTAATTAAAAACGCATTTAGAGCGAAGGGTGGAGATACCAGGCTGTTTGACGTTGAGAAAGTCATATACAACTACGCCAGATCTGAGTCTGACGTATTCGAGAAAGAAGATAACGGAACAATTACAGTTAGGGAAGGTGCGTCCTTCGATGATCTCAATGTCACATTTGACGAGACCATCACAGATCCTCTTGCGAAGGAGAGATCATTCTCTGACGAAGATCAGGTTGAATTTGTAAGTTACGGAAGTATATTAGACACACCTACATCTGCTGAAGATTACGGTGTAATAGAACAACAATTACAAGGTGGAATATTCCTTGACGAGTATCAGTCAACATTTGTTGGTGGTAGAGATGCTATCGTCAGGGGATATGCTGGTGCTGGTACATTCAAGAAAGAAGGCACTGCGGCAGAAGAATCACTCTTTGCATACTCTGGATCTGGTACAGGAACATTCTCTGGAACCAACTTCTTCAGTCAGGCTCCACAGAGTACAATATTCGGTGTCGGTGATACGATTACTGCATCTGGTAGTGCAAACGAATCATTCGTCCCTGCTGGTATCATCAGTACAGTTCTCTTTGATATATCTGGAACTGGTTCGGATGCTGCAGTTTCTATACCTCCAACTAGGAAGGCTCTTATCAGACCTTCTGGTTCTGTATCTGACATCAAACTTGTTAAACAGGGTGACGAACAGACAGTTACCTTACATGTTAGTGGTGCTGCAACCAATATTCAAGTTGCGAAGGATTACGAGAATACAAACCTATTCGATATCTCTGGAGAGATGCAACAGGGTATTCCTGTTTACACTCCTTCTTGGGTATCACCTCTTGGAGATCAAAAAACAGAAGAAGTCGATTGGGGTCTTATTACTGCCACTCCAACTCAGTCTTACGAAGATTGGGGTGTCATCAATACAAACGACGAGACTATACCCAAGTCAGCAGAGAACTGGGGATTCTTACTTCCAAACTTCAACTACGCTCAGATTGGTGGTCAACATTATCCCAACAGAGAAATTACATTCTCTCTTGGAGAAACTTCATTTACCAAACAAACTGTTGGAGTTACAGGAACGGCAACCTTCCTACTTTCAGAAGATCTCGATGTTGCAGCTGCAATTCAATACGAGTCCTCTGGTATTACTGGTATTGCCACATACAAGGCTGGCATCAACATCTTCGGTGCAAACTGGTTCAGTCAGGCTCCACAACACACAGTATTCGGTGAAGAAGGTCAATTCAGTATCCTTGGCACTGGTAATGAGTCTATTACTCCATTCATACCAGAGGGATCAGGTTCACTATTCAAGTTTGGTGGTGCGGTAGAGGCTTCTGTCAAGGAATACCTCGTTGGTTCTTATCAGTCACTTACTGGTGCTGCAAACGTCAACTTTGCTCCACATATATCATCCACTCTCGATGTTACTCTTACAACTGGCAGAGAAGAGGGTCAGACATATGCACGAGTTATCCAACACCCAGAAGATGAGTTTGGTGGAACATTATTCTTCAGTGGTAAGGATATCTTTGAGAAGAATACAGATTCCTACAATCAATTCTCTATCTTTAGGGGAACAGAGAACGAAGATTACGGTCTCATTAGTGAACTTGATGTTGCTCAAGGATTTGGATTCAACCAGCAAGGAGCTGGTATGCCAAGTGTCGAGTCTCTTGATGATGGTGCAATCACCTTTGATAATGAAAATACTGGTGGTCTTACATACGACGAGGCAGTTAGTGGTACTGGTCTTGTACCTTCATTCGATAAAACTAATCAATATAACATCAACTTTAGTTCCAATGAAATCGGAGAAGATTACGGAATTATTGGAGTATCTTCTGGCGGTGGTCGTCCATACACTAGAACATATCCTTGGGATAACGGATTCACTCAACAGAATGTTAATAGAGGATTCACTGATTATGGTTGGGTCGATGAAACCACTCCACAGGAAGCTATATTCCCATATGGAAGTGTCAACTTCACTGGAGGAATCACATCAGGGGTTCCAATATTCTTCCCATTCTACCGTGGTTCTGGTACAATCACCATTTCTGGAACTGGCGGAGAGAAAGTTGCTGTTGCAAGTAGTACAACATCTCTATTCGACTTCGTTAGTGGTGCAAAAGAAAGATACATTGCTCAGACTCCAGAAGGAACTGTTCTATTCGAGACATCTGGAATTACCACTTACAGTCGCACAAGAGACTTTGTTGGATCTGGAACTCTACCTCTTACAAGGGGTATTGGAATATCAACATACGCAAGAGTTATCGATCACATTTCTCCTGTTGGTATTCAGACATTCAGAGGCAGTGCAGTTGTCAAGTCCAGCTTCGATCCTCCAGAGGGAACTTACCTACACATCTACGGTGGTGGATACACAGATCTCAAAGCTACTTACGCTTCACAATCAGAGAAGGCTGTTCTACGTCTTATCGGAGATCTACAGCATCCAGATATCGACTACACACCTCATTATGGTATCGAAAGGAACATTGGTATCGAGACTGGACTTACACTCAAGCCTGGAAGTTCTGGAGGGGAATACGGAGATCCTGGCATTGTTACCACAAGGTTCATTCCGAAATATCCATCTGTTGGTCCTGTCCTCAAACTCGATGGTCGTTCAATATCCAGAACAAACGCACCTATATCAACTCACGGTGTTATCTACATTCTTGGTATTGGTACTGCTGGAAACGGTGTTGGAGGCCCAGACGAGGAAGGAGATCTCGAAGGAGTCGAATTCGGTGCGAAGGAAAGATTTGTTCCCGCTACCGAGTTTGGTGCTGGATCTCTCCTATTCGACTTCCAGACAACTGGAGCAGAAGCAAGGCCAGTTCAAGTCTTTGGATACTATGGAGACGACAACGATCCAGGCACATCTGGTGGATTTACAGTTCGTCAGGAAGGTGGTATTCTCACAATCGAGAAATTCGTCGTTCCAGAAGTCGGATCTGGCACATTCACTTACAGTGGTGCTGGTCAAGACGAAGCAACAACATTCTCCGAAGTCGGTGGTGGATCTCTATTCGCAATCGGTGGTATATCGGAGACCAAGACAAGTGCAGAACTTGTTGCTGGTACATCAATATTCAACGGAACGGCAGAAGAATCATTCATCGCTCAGACTCCAGAGAATACTGCAACACTTACACTATCTGGAGAAAGTGTCGCCTTCCGCCTACGAGAGTTCGATGGATCTGGAACTATTACACTCAGAAGAGACAACGTTGTTCTATCTGGTGTTCGTCTGTCAGCTACTGGATCTGGTTCTCTCTTTGCACTTGGATCTGCTGCAGAGGCAACAGTCGAACCATCTGCTGCAAGTGCAATTCTTACAAGAATCAGTGGAGATGCAGACACAAGAACATTGGCAGTCTTCCAAGACTTCGTTCCATCTGGTACATTCACAATATCTGGAGAACTTACACATCCAGATATCGACTACACACCAGCATACACTGGTATTGGAAATGTTACTATATCTGGAACTGCCGACGAGAAAGGATTCTTCAGAGAGATTGGAGTTGGTATTGCTACATTCTCTGGTGCATCAGTTGTCAGATTTACAGCCGATTCCGTCGAGGGTACAGTCCTCTTCGACACAAAAGGCGCTTCTGCACTTACCGCTCTCAATCAAGTATACGGATACTATGGAGACGACAGAGATCCAGGCACATCTGGTATCACAACTATATTTGGAGATGCAGCGACCAGATACTTCCAAGTATTCCAAGACTTCGTTCCATCAGGAACATTTACAATATCGAATACTTCTCTTGTACATCCATTCGTCGATTACACACCTTCGATTGGTATTGGTGTTGCAGTTCTTTACAAGACCAGTGGATCTGCTCTCGAATCAGTCACGAAAGGCAATTACACGACTCAAGGATTCTTCAAGGGACTTGCAGGAGCTAAGGAATCTCAAGCTCGTGCAACTTACGTTGGTATTGGTCAGGTTAACTCCTTCGGTATTGCTCAAACAGAGTATGCAGTCATTGAGGAAGGTAGAACCTATGTTGTCATTATTTAATTCCTATAAATAAATGGAGAAGCATAACTATTTGACATCTAGCTCATGACAAAGCAGGTTCAATTCAGAAAAGGAACGACAGCTGAACACTTTAACTTTACTGGAGCTCTAGCAGAGATAACGGTAGATACAGACAAGAATACGGCGGTTGTTCACGACGGATCAACTCCTGGCGGATTTGAACTTGCGAAAGCAAGATGGACTTTCGTGTCTGGAGCGTATTCTCTTGGTACAAACCAAAAGTATACAGTAGACTCCCAAAATACATCTGGTGGTTACAGTCTAACTATGCCAACTCCTCGTGCGGTTGGTGACTGGGTATGGATCGAAGACTTTGCGAATTTCTTCAGTATCAACCCTGTTAGTGTGACATCTGTTTACAGTTTTGAAAATGGACACTTAGTTAGAGAATCTTCACCTTTCATCATGGACGTGTCGGGTGCGTCAGTGACCTTTATTTGGAATGGAACTCTTTGGAAAGTATTCAACAATAGGGCAAGTTAACAATGGCACTTACGCTAAGTAACTCAATTTCTGGAAATTTTGACCCCTCCGAATCGTCGGGTTTTTTCGTGTATGCACTCAGAAGAGATGCAGACGACATGCTATTATTTTCAAAAGTTAGTGCTGCTTCAACAGAAATGGGAGAATTCTATCGTAACGATGGAACTGCTATACCAGAATTCGGTGATGGTTTAGATTATGGTACATATGATGTTGGTGTTGGTAAAACATCTGTTATCCGTAATGATATCGCAACTGTTAAAAAACTTGTAGATGATCCGAATGATAAATACCAACAGATTCGCTTTGACCGCAGAAACTTATACTATTACATAGATGATGATGGCTTTTTCGTCATAAGATTCAACGGTCCCGACTATGCTTACAACAGCATCGGACCTAAGTAAAAAAATCCCCCTCAGATAATTACACGGAGAAAAAATGGCTGAGTTTAGACTTGGAAGAGTAAAATTCAACTGGACAGGTGACTGGGCAGTATCCAAAAGCTACTTAATTGACGACATCGTTAAGTTTGGTGGCAATACTTATGTGGCGATCACAAACCACACATCCACCGCAAATGCCAGTGACTTTTATTCTAACGACCTTGGAAACTGGAATGTTCACATAGAAGGTCTAGAACAAAAAGGACAATGGGCTGCTGGAGTTTACTATCGTATCAACGATATTGTAAAATACGGTAACGTTGTTTATAGAGTAACAACTGCACATACATCAGAAGGAACTTTCATCGACGAGACGAAAGTTACTGAGTATGTAAAAGGATTTCAAAACGAAGGAACTTGGGATCAGAACAATGAATACCAATCAGGTGACGTTGTTAACTACAATGGTTCATCTTACGTTGCTCTAACAACTTCACTTGCTGGATTCCAACCTCCACAGTATTTGGGTGTTTCTACAGACCCTTCTGCAAAATGGAGTATCTTATCTGACGGTCTTGCTGGTGCTGCAGTAACATATACAGAAGGTTCATACTACAGAGGCGACCTCATCCAGTATGGTGGTAACATTTACCGTCACACAATAGGTGTTACAACTAACGTTTCTCCACTCCAAATTGGTGTTGGATCTATCTTCCCCGAAGCATACAATGGTGAACAAGTATGGGATTTACTTGTTAAAGGATTTGATTTTAAAGGTGGCTTCTCCACTACCTTCAACTATCATCCAGGCCATGTTGCAAGATACGGTTCAGATTCATATGTTTCTGTTGGTAACTCTCATCAGAACGTTATTCCTACTGCTGGAATCGGAACATTCTGGGAAGTACTTGCATCAGGAGATTCATCCGCTGCTCTTAACACTAAGGGTGACTTACTAAGTTACAACTCAGGTAACGTAAGAATTGGTATTGGATCTACAGGTTACGCTCTTGCAGTTCAGGCAAACGGAATGCCTGGTTACGAGATTGTAGGAAACCAGACTAGAATTTACTACGTTGACTCTGAGGATGGAGTTGACACAAACAATGGTCTTGCACCTAACTTGGCGTTTAAGACTATTAAGAGGGCTTGTATTGCTGCACGTCCACAAACTTCGATCACTGATATGGTGTATACCGCTTCCACTGGTGTGGCAACGGTTACTGCGGCTGGTCACGGTCTATTAAACACTGGTACATTCGTTCAGTTACAAGATATTCAGTTTGAGTGTCTATCTGGAGGTAATGTATTCAACGTCTTGGGTATGACATACAACAAGGCTGTTGGACTTGCAACTATAACTGCTATCGGTCTTGGTGGTGCTCCCGAAATTGGAATCGGTGCGACTGTTAGAATCAGAAACTTAAGTGTTCAGTACACAGGTTCTGCAAGATTCGCTCATACATTCAAGAGTGCATTAGCTAACGCTATCCAATCTGGTGGTGACTACGTTCACACATTCAACAGTTGTGCAACAAACGGTGTTCAAGTTGTTGGTGGATCAGGTATAACTCCAACAAGTGCGACATACGATCCTTCAAATGGTAACTTCGTAATGACCCTTGCTGGTCATAGTCTATCAACTTCTGATAAAGTTACTATTTCCAACGATGCGTTTACGTTCACATGTACAATGAACAACAACGCCACACAGAAGACTTATCCTCGTGCTGGAAAAGACCCTGCTGTAGGACAACAATTAGCAATTACAGGTACAACAACTGATACATTCACTATAAACGTTGGATCTTCTCCAATCGTTAACCATGAACCAACTGCTGTTTCTTATAACGAGAACACTGGTGACATGGTTTGCACAATCGGTGCTCACTCACTAACAGTTGGTACATCTGTAAGACTAGAAACAGAAGGTATGACATTCCGTTGTTCAATGGACGGTTATACAACTGATCACCCATATCCTCGTGCTGTTGCTGGAGACGGAAACCCAGACCCTGCATATAACACTGCTCTTAATATTACATCAACTACAACCAACACAATTACAATTAACGTTGGTACTGCATCTGATGACCAAACAATCACTGGTAAGTTCCCTGCTGTACATACTCAAGGTACTTATGAGTTCGTTGTTCAAGGTGTACCCGACTCTAACTCAATCACTCTAAACGTAGGTGTTTCAACTACTGATTACCTCTATGTTTCTGGTGGTACTGCGTTCGTTGGTTTAACAACAACCAAGTATCCCGATAAGGTATCTAAGTCTTACTATGAGGTTCTTGAAGTTCCTGATACACAGACATTCAAGGTTAACGTTGGTATCTCATCTATCAACCACACATACGTTGAAGGCGGTACAGTTACAGACCTAACACCTGCTATCTTGAAACTATCTGCGTCTCAGTTCTACGAACAGTTACCAGTTACAGTTCCTCCTTTCACTTCTATCGTTGGTAACGCACTTAGAGGTTCACAGGTTCTACCTAAAATTGGAACATCTGATGATTCAACAACTCCTAATAACAGGAGTCATATGTTCAAGATGTCTGATGCAACAACAATTCAGGCGATCTCCATGAAAGGAATGGAAGGATTCTACTATGATCCTAACGCTCCTCTAGTTCTTGACAATACAAACCTAAGAACTGGTATTGGTACAACTGCTGCTGGTGTATTCATCTCATTGAACCCAGACTCACCAATTAATAACAAGTCACCTTACGTTAAGGATTGTACTTGTTTCTCAGACCCTGCTACAGAGGCAATCCCTGCAAGATTCGGTGGTGGTGGTGTCGGTGTATTCATCGATGGTGGAGTACACGATGTCGGTGCGAAATCAATGGTGTTCGATGCGTTTACGCACGTTGCATCTGATGGTGCTGGTTACATTCTTGATAAGGGTGCAATCGCTGAAATCGTTTCCTGTTTCACATACTACGCTAAGTGGGGTTACTACTCAGGTGGTGGATCAAGAATCAGGGGTGTTGGTGGAAACAACTCTTATGGAGACTACGGTGTTATCTCATCTGGTTTCTCAACTGATGAAGTACCAAGAGAAGCAAAACTCTTCGGTGACATGATGACAGTTCAAGGTGTAACTAAGGGCGGAACACTTGCAATCGGTGCTACAATGTTCGGTACTACATCCAAGGCAACTGCATGGTTCTTGAATGACCAAATCGCTGCTGATAAGATTTACTTCAAGTATCAGTCTGGATACGGTAATGCTGGAATCGGAACCACTGGTTTCGTAGATGGTGAGACCATCTGGTTCGGTGCTGGTGCAGAACAGAGTTCTGGTATTGGTTCGATTGCAGTCGGAGCGGCCGCAAGTTCAGTCACAGGACAGAAAGGAACAATTATGGAAATTGACCAGACTTCTGGAACCCTACTGGTCGGTGATGCTATCGGATTCTCAACCACACTCTATGGTGCAACTGATAGATTCTTCATTATTAACACTATAACGAACGTCGCTGTTGCTAAGACCTACTATGAATGGCAGGCTGGATCGACGGCTGGTATCGCAACGATATTCTATAATCGTGCTACGTTATCGATCTCACCAGAGAAAGCAACTGGTACATGGGATACTAGAAACATAGATGCGGACAACGTTTCTTATGGATCTACAATTACAATCAGAACACTGTTCTCACAGGCAAGACTAACAGGACATGACTTCCTCGCAGTTGGTACTGGTAACAAAACAGAAACTGGTTATCCAAATGTTAATTTGGCAAACGTTATTCAAGGTAACGAGACTAACGTATTCGGGCCTGGTAAGGTGTTCTTCGTATCAACCGACCAAGGTGGTAACTTCAGAGTTGGAGACTTCTTCTCCGTTGACCAGTTGACTGGTCGTGCGACATTGGATGCTTCTGCGTTCAACCTATCTGGTTTGACAGAATTGAGACTTGGTTCTCTTGGAGGTCAGGTCGGTGAGGCGATCTCTGAATTCTCCTCTGACCCTGCACTTGCTGGTAACTCCAACGGTGCGTGTCCTACTGAATTTGCTGTTAAGGGATTCGTAACTCGTGGTTCAATGGGTACTAAGGCGATGACACCTCCTGTAGGTACAACCGCTCAAAGACCTGGCGGCATTGACGATGAATTCAACACTGGTTGTTTAAGATTCAACACAGACCTCGGTGCTCTTGAGTACTATGATGGAACTCAGTGGATTCAGCCTGGTGTTACTTCATACAGTACAGTTTCATCTAACTTCAGTCCTAATGCTGGAGAACACTACTTCGTTAACACTGGTGGTGGACAGGTAACTGCAACACTCCCTGCATCTCCTAACACAGGTGCAACAATTACATTCTATGACGTTGCTAAGACATTTGACTCTAACGCACTAGTCGTTTCAAGGAATGGTAGACCAATCCAAGGTGACACTGCTAACCTAACTGTTAACACAGAGGGTGCTGCGTTTAGTCTTGTATACTCTGGTTCAACATACGGTTGGAGAATCTTCTCCATCTAATTTGAGATCCTCTATATTATGATATTTTTTACAACGCAAATTTTAGGATCATAAATGGCCAATTATAGATCATATCGAAAAGTAAGATCTGACCAAATAGCGTCAGGTGATATTCACCCCGACAAGCTAGAAGCTGGGGTGACACCTCGCTATTGTGTCAAGATGTTCTACGGTCATCCATGTTACTGTACGCCTGGATGCTGTTGCAACTGGCAAGTCCCTTCTGGAGTTGAGAAATTAACTCTCGAAGTCTGGGGTGCTGGGGGTAACGGACATGGTGCATGTTCATGTAACAGATGCCATCACTACAGAGGTGCTTCTGGTGGTGCATATAATACTAAAACAATCAGTACGACTGCTGGTTGTTCATATACTGTATGCGCTGGTGGTGTTTACCGTTGTTGTTCTAGAGAGTGTAACGGATGTAATGGATGTAATTCATATGTTAATGGTTACAACTTAAGTAACTTCTGTGCTCACGGTGGTGCAAGAGGTTGTGCAAACCCTGACTGGTCTATTAGATGTAGTTCAACTAACTGGTGTTGTGCATCGCCTGGAACATGGGGTGGAGACTTTGCAATGGCTCCTCACCAAAAAGGTTGGTCAGGTCACTGGAACTGTCACTGTACTGGTGCGGTTGCAAACACAATGTCATCAGGTGCTCCGTTCTTGTCAACGAATGGTGTTGAAAACCTCTTGGAACAGTGTTGGATGAGATGTGGTTGTTGGACTGCTCCTTATGCAACAGGTGGTCAAGGTGCGATGACTACATATTGTGGTCGTTGTTGCGGTCAGGGCGGTCAAGGCGGCTCTGGTGTTGTAAGAATCACTTACGTCTAGGTATTTAAAAAAAAATGGCTAATTATTCATCATATAAAAAAGTTCACGGAGATCAACTAGAATCGAATGTCTTATCGGCATCGAGTTTCAGTCAATCACCGAACTGTACCTACGGTGTTAAATGGGTTTTCGGTATTATGTGTCGTTGTTCTGCTGGTTGCTGTTGTAACTGGTCAGTCCCAACAGGGGTTCAGAACATGTGGATTCAGGCTTGGGGTGCTGGTGGAAACGGTACTGGTGCATGTTCATGTAACAGATGTCAACACTACTCAAGTTCTGGTGGAGGATACTATAACTCCAAGATGATTACAACCAATGGTGGTTGTGGATACAGTATTTGTGCTGCTGGTGTTTATAGATGTCTTTCTAGAGAATGTTATGGTTGCACAGGTTGTTCATCTTATGTGAACGGATATAACCTATCAAACTTCTGTGCTATCGGTGGATGTAGAGCAAACGCCAACCCAAGTTGGTCAAACTCTTGTCAATCAGTTAATACTTGTTGTTTAGGTCCAAACTCAAACAACGGAGACTTTGGAATGGGAGATCATGCTGGTGTGTGGAACGCATCTAGACATGATACTTACAGAGGTTGGTGTCACTGTTACCACTATGGTCACAGACCTGGCTCTGCACCTTTGATTGGTACACAAGTCACTCAGTCTATCAGAGAATGTTGGGTACGTTGTGGTTGCTGGATTGTTCCTTATGGACACGGCGGACAGAACGCAATGACTACATATTGTGGTAGATGTTGTGGACAAGGTGGTACTGGTGGCGGTGGTCTAGTTAAAATTACTTACTTCTAAGGGAAGCAATGGCAAATTATTCGAGTTACAAAAGAATAGAAAACACTCAGATCACTGACACGACGATACCTTCGTCTGCGGTTCAGAGTGGATCTTTCTCTAACTGGTGCGTAAAATGGGTATATGGTCATCCATGTTACTGCACACCTGGCTGTTGTTGCAACTGGCAAGTTCCCACTGGAGTAACAAGAATTACTTGGGAAATATGGGGTGCTGGAGGAAATGGTCACGGTGCATGTTCATGTAACAGATGTCAAAACTGGCACGGTGCTGGTGGTGGATATTATAATACAAAAACTATTTCAACGACTGGCGGATGTTCATACACTGTATGTGCTGCTGGTGTTTACCGTTGTTGTTCTAGAGAGTGTACAGGGTGTTGCGGATGTAACTCCTATGTAAACGGATACAACCTCTCTAACTTCTGTGCCTTAGGTGGTCCTAGAGGTTGTGCAACTGGTGACTGGTCTGCAAACTGTTACTCAGAATTCGAGACTTGTTGTATGCAACCTGGCGCTCACGGAGGAGACTTCGGAATGGGCAACCACGGTGGTGAGTCATACAGACCTGACGGATTTAACTGTCACTGCTTCTATAACGAAGGATTACCAACAGGTGCTCCATTCATCGGAACTCTTGGTGTTTCCTACGGACAAAGAGAGTGTTGGATGCGTTGTGGTTGTTGGACAGTTCCATACGGACACGGTGGACAAGGTGCTAACAGTAACTACTGTGGTAGATGTTGTGGACAAGGCGGACAAGGTGGATCTGGACTTGTTAAGATCACATACGTCTAAACCGAACAAGAAAATATCTGAAAAGGGGGTCATAGACCCTCTTTTTTTATAAATAATAATCGAAGGAGAAAACCCGAAGAAATCCAAAATGGCAACTAAAATTATCGAACAGGGATGGCAACTGTCATTACCTAATGACTTTCTAACAGATCACTCATTTAGTGATGGAAAGTATAGAGACCAAACTTATGATGGTCCAGACAAAATCTATCTACAAATTGGTGCAGATGGAAAAGAACTTTATGGTCCTCTCACAGAAGATGACATTGCAGATGGTCGTCCCAAGCCACTAGACGTTGTACAGTGGTACGAAGTAGACTGTGCTAGATCAAATCTTCACACACTCATCTGTCAACTCAGAGGCCCAGTTGTTAACGAGAAGGAAGAAGACAGAGGTGCTGGAAGTGATGTATTCCATGCTGGATCTCCAGATCTAACTTCTGATGGATATGACAGATTCTCATATTCTTCAACACTCTTCCCAGATGACATTTACAACTACGAGAGTATCACAGTTGCAAATCCAGGCAGTGCAGGCCCTGATGACATTTCTATAAAAGAATTCACACCAAAAGAAAAGTTAAATGGTGTTGACCTAGACAAAACATGGGATCACGTTAGAGCTCATAGAAACAATGTTCTTTCTAATAGTGATGGTCAGATTGCAGAAGATATGCCTGATTCACTTAAAGATCAGTGGAAAACATATCGTCAACAGTTAAGAGATCTTCCAAGCAAAATGCAAGCTGCTGGAGTTCACCCTAACTTTGCTGACTTAATGTTCCCAGCTGAACCTAACTTCACTGATCCACCAAAACAGCCAGACGCAGATGCAACAGAGGCAGAATCATGGATGCCACCTAACGCAGCGTAAAGTAAACTTTTATATATAAGTTAATTCAAGATCCTCTTATGGGGATCTTTTTTATTATCTGGGGTTATGTTTGAAATAAATTCTATAGATCCTTTGGTATACAGGGTTTATGATCATTCTAGATGGAATGATGCTGGTTATTGTTGGCGAAAAGTATTCGTAATTGATGACTTCTATAAAAATCCTGATGAGATAAGAGACTATGCTCTATCATGTGATTTGAAAACAGATAAAGAATATTGTGGTGGACTTGTAGGGTCAAGAGTGGTAGAAGAAAATCAAGAGATGATTGACAATCTTCGACCAGTATTCACCAAACTCTGCCAACATGAAGAGTGGCAAAATATAGAATATTCTGAAGGAATGTTCCAATATAGGTGGGACAATATGAAATTCATGGTCAACCATACGACACATGAGGATATAAATGAAAAGTTTAATAAAGATATATTTTGTTATACTCACCACAAAGATGATATGGAAACTAAGTGGGCTGCATTAGTATATTTGAACAAACCAGATGAGTGTAATGGAGGCACAGATTTCTATAAATTTATAGAAGATCACCCCTACGGTAATGGTTACAACATCAAAAAAGACATAAAGTGGACAAGTGAGATGAAATATAATAGAATGGTATTATATGAAGGCCGTCATACTCATGGAGCTATCCTAAACAGGTCAATGTTTAAGGAATATCCCAGACTGGCACAGGTATTTTTTATGTGACTATATAGTACAGGAATTATGAAAACTATGAGATCGAAAGCGTTTTTTGTTAATGGTGGTGCAGGCAGAGTAATAAGTTCAATCCCTGCATTTGAAAAATATGCAGAGAACCATGATGACTTTATTATTGTATGTGAGGGTGGTACAGACTTCTTCAAGGGACACCCAACACTAGATGGTAAAGTATATGATCACTGGCATAAAAATCTTTTTCAAGAACATATAATACAGAGAGACTGCGAGACTCCAGAACCATATAGAGTATGGGATTATTACAATCAGAAATGTAGTATCGCACAGGCATATGATATCGCAATCAACGGATTAGATGAACCTAGAGAACTACCTAAACCAAGAGTAGAACTCAATAAGATGGAGATCATTACTGGTTATAATGTCGTAGAAGAAATTAAAGCAACAACTAAGAAAGATAAAGTAATTGTCATTCAACCATTTGGGAGATCAGTTCAACAAATAGGAGAGTTTATTGCAGACCCAACTTCAAGAAGCATGTCTCTTATAGGTGCTATTGATATTGTCAATCAACTCAAAAAAGATTATGCAGTAATCATTATGAGTGAACATCACTTTGCAACTGAGGAGAATGAAGATAAGTATCCTATCGCTAGACCACAGATAAGTGATATGAGAGTATGGGCTGCTGTTATTGATGTTGCAGATCATTTCTTAGGATGTGATAGTGTGGGTCAACATATTGCGAGAGCATTTGATAAAACTGCAACTGTCGTGGTTGGTTCCACATATCCAGAAAATATCAGTTATCCTGGCCATAAGGAATTTGATATTATTGATGTCGGTGATGGTCGTAGAGAATATGCTCCAATCAGAATCACTATGGATGAAAGAGTTGATCGTTTTAATGATGAAGCGATGGAGTTGAGTAAGAAACAAGTTGATGAGATTGTTGCATCTTGTAGAAAGAGATTAGGTAAACCAAAAACATATACTGGTACTTTCGTTCCTCCACAACAAGATCAGGGACAATCTTGTTCGCCTCAACAACAACCAGCACTAGGACAGGGAATTGCATCACCAGCTCCAACAACTGATGTTCCTAGACAAGGACCCCCAACTCCTACTTGGTCTCCAACATCAAATGCTCCTTCTTTCACAGGAGCTCCTAAACCTAGTTTCACTATGGAAACTAAGAAAAAACCAAAAAATAAAAAAGGTTTTCAATCTGAAATTAAAAATCTCTTAAAGTCAGATAAAGAAGACGCAATTACTATAGAAAAAAAATCTATTTAATATGACACAGTGGATTGCAGCAATTGCCAGAGGACATAACTCTGGTGTTTGTTTACTGAAAGATGGAGAGATGGTCTTTTCGATTGAAGAAGAAAGGTTATCTAGGAAAAAATATGATGGAGGTCCTTTGGCATCCATGATCAAGATATTAGACTATACTGATAGACTTGATTATCTTGTGGTTGCACATACACAGCCACTCGATCAAGCTGGATCAAATGATTTTACAGGTGAACCTATTTACATTGCCCTTGCAAGAAAACTAGGTTTGATTGATCGTAAAGCAGATATTTACAAACATCCACAAGTAGTAGATTATAGTCATATTCACCATAAACTCCATTCATCTTGTGCTTTCTTTAGATCAGGATTTGAGAGTGCTGTATCTGTTATCGTAGATGGTGCAGGGACATTTATCCCTATGGAGATTGATAGAGAACAGGAAATGACATGGGAGTTGGAAACTATCATCCAGTGTGAATATCCAGATAAGTTTAAGACATTATATAAACATCAAGGAGGTAGAGGTCCTTGGGGTGCAGTAAGAATTGATAAATTTACTTCTGACAGAGAAGGAGAAGAAGGAACACATGAATTAATATTAGATGACTCTGCTGGTATCGTAAAAGCATATGAGGCAGTTACTCAATACTGTGGTTGGGCTCCTATTGAAGCTGGTAAGACTATGGGACTATTCCCATATGGAAAAGAGAATAGTGAGATACCAGACATCTATACAAACTATGATGGTAGAAGTGATTGGGCCACTACTAATAGAGATCTTATTGTACCTACCTATCCTAATGGTGCAGTTGTAAACAAAGGTAGATTCTTAGAACTAAGAGAACCTCAAGATCCAAGTACAGTAAAAGATATAACTCAGTTAGATAATCGTAGAGATATGGCATATGCAATCCAAACAGAATCACAGTCTATGGTGTTAGATCTTATCTTCAAAGCAGTTGAGATAAGCGGTGAAAAGAATGTAGTTCTTTCTGGTGGATATGGATTAAACTGTGTTGCAAACTATTGGTATCTTCCTCAACTGAAAGAAAAGGGTATCAATTTATTTGTAGAACCAGTAAGTAATGATGCTGGAACAGCTATAGGTGCTGCATACTGGCACTATCAGAAAGTAAGTAAGAATATGAAAGTTCACCCACCCATGAAAGATCTATATTACGGACCTGTTCATGAATATGATCCTGAGTATATTACAGATCTTGCAAATTATTACGATGCAACTAGAATCTTCGAGGCTACACATGAAGATGCAATTGATCTGATTTCTAAAAAGAATATTGTTGCAATGTTCCAAGGTAAATCAGAATCAGGTCCTCGTGCATTAGGTAATAGATCTATCATGTATGATCCTAGAGATCCAAAAGGAAAAGATCATGTCAATACTATCAAACGTCGTGAATATTTCAGACCGTTTGCTGGATCAATATTGAAAGAATATGTACATGAATGGTTTGATCTTCGTGGTATGGATGATACACCATTTATGATGTATGCTGTTAAATGTCAGGAAGGAATCAAAGAAAAGATTCCAGCAATCATTCACGTTGATGATACATGTAGAATCCAAACAGTTACAGAAGATGTCAATCCTCATTACTATAATTTAATTAAGGCTTGGTACGATAAGACAGGATGTCCTATAATTTTCAATACATCTTTCAACTTAGGTGGAGAACCTCTTGTAGAGACCCTAGACGACGCTCTAAGGACTCTTGCAAATAGTTTGATAGAATACCTCTATCTACCTGAGTACGGTCTTATGATCGAAATAAAGAACTGATGAGAGAAATAAAAGAATACGAATATCCATATCAAGAAGATAACAGTGAATTGAAGGTGGCCATTCTTAATTCACAACCAACTATAACAGAGAGTTACATAGAAAGATCAGATAATTGCCACATAGCAACAGGAGTCGAAAGTTCACAAGCAGTTCAAAAATTTATAAACTGGATAGAAGAAACAACAGATACTAAGTTAGAAAGTATATGGGGAGTTTGGTATCGTGATGGTGGTGGTATCAAATGGCACACACATAAAGGAGATTTTAGATATTCATTTGCCTACTACATACAGGTTCCAGAGGGTAGTTCATCATTACATTTTAGCGAAGATCCAGAAACAATTGAACCAACTTTCTTCTATGCAAATCAAGGAATTTGTGTGATATGGGATAGTGATTTCCCACATTGTGTACCTCCTAGTAATCATAAAGGTAGATGTGTATTGTCAGGTAATCTAATATGAATTTGAGTGTTTTTGATGATAAAGTTCCATTCGATATAAGAGATGTTTTGTGGGAATTTTGTGTCAACTCAACTTTCAAATTAGGTTGGGAAGATACTGATGTGCCAGAAAAATATGATCTTAATATTTACAGTGAGTGGACTGCTAAGGAATTGGTATCAACTAATGTATTTCCCCATATTACTAAGTGTATAAATGAGACTGATTGGTTCGTAAATAAAAATCTTCAATCAGTTGTTTGTAATTTAATTAGACCTGATGATGTACATTACATGCACATACATCATGATCTGCAAGTTGCTCTATATTATGTTAATCTAGATTGGAGAGATGGATGGCATGGTGAAACTATATTCTATAATCCGAATAATGTAAAAGAAATTTCACATACATCTTTATATGTGCCAGGCAGGATTATTTTATTTGATGGATCTATACCTCATGCGATAAGACCACAATCTGTTAGGGCACCAAAATTTAGATTTACATTGAGTTTATTTTTTCAAAGATGAAGAGAATTAAAAGACTAGTTATTGTTGGTGGCGGAACCGCTGGTTGGATTACTGCATCTTGGTTTTCTCGTAGATGGGGAAAGATGATGGATGTAGTTGTAATTGATAAATCAGAACCAGAGAGAGTAGGTGTAGGAGAAGCAACTCTTTTAAGTTTTCCAAATGTCATGAGACAAATGGGATACAAACCTAACGATTGGATGAAAGAAATAGATGCAACATTTAAATCTGGTATTTTATTTCCAGGCTGGGGTAAGGAAGATAAGACAATATGGCATCCATTTTCATTTACAAGTGTAGGGGATACTAAAGTACCTTTGTATGATCTCTGGTCATCATATCAAGATGAGTATGATATAAAAAAAATATCTCCAATGTACGTTTCTTCTATGAAAAATAGAATAGAAACAGATTATATACATGACTCATATGCCTTTCAAATTGACTGTGGTAAATTAGTACAATTTTTACAAATGAATACTATACCACACTTGAAAGAATATATTCAATCCGATGTTGTAGATGTTATTAGAGATGGAAATGCTGATGATTTAACTGAATCTAATATAAAAGAATTGGTATTAGATGATGGATCAAAAATTACTGGTGATCTATTCATAGATTGTACTGGTTGGAAACAGATGTTGATAGGAAAGAAAAATGTTGATTGTAGTGATAGATTGTTTATAAATGCAGCTCTTGCTGCTAGAGTTGAATATAAACATCATGGAGAACAACACCCATACACTGCTTGCCCAGCACAGGAACATGGTTGGATATGGAAGATTCCTACTAGATCTAGAATTGGTACAGGATATTGTTTCAATCAAGATGTTGTAGATCCAGATGAAGTTGCACAGGCATTCTCTGATCATTGGGAAGGAAGAATAAAACCAGATGACATGAGATTGTTAGATTGGAAACCACAGTATAGTCAAAGTTTTTGGAAAGGTAATGTAGTTCCAATAGGATTAAGTGCTGGATTCATTGAACCATTAGAAAGTACAGGACTTGCACTGATGATAAGAGGTGTTGAGTATCTTGAGGAATCCATTTATGGGTGTAGTTATAATTCTAAGATAGATCCATCTTTCTTTCATACTAAGATGAAAGCTAGTTTTGAAACTGCTGTTGATTATGTAAGTATGCACTATTCATACTGCCAGAGAAAAGGTAAGTTCTGGGATTTTGTGAGATCTAAATACAAAAAAACTCCTTCACAGATTTTCTTTGAACAGGAAATTCAAGATCAACACAGACAAACTATTCAAACTGGTAAAGTGGGTTCTTTCTTTGATGGAACTAATTGGCAAGTTTGGTTATGTCAACTGATGACTGGTGAAATTAATCCAAAACAATATTGGAAAAAAGATGTGAGTTGTCTGCCAAGACTTAAAAACTTTATAAACAAAACTTTACCAGAAAATCAGAAGAACTCTGTTCCTCATTCTGAATATCTTTTACATGTAGATACATTATGAGTAAAGTAGTATGGTGCAACGGAACTTTCGATATCCTACACCCAGGCCACATAGAATTATTCAAAGTTGGAAAGTCTTTAGGAGACAAACTCATAGTCGCCACGGATACTGATGAAAAGATACGTCAAGATAAGGGTCCGTCTAAGCCCGTCAATAATCTTTGTGACAGAATTTCGATGTTACAAGCGATAAAATATATTGATGAAGTATTATATTTCAATGATAGAAAACAACTAGAGGGGTTGATAGAATTGTATTCACCTGATATACTATTACTGGGTGATGATTGGAAAGGTGGAGACATAGTTGGTATGTATGCTGCAAAAGAAGTGAGGTTCTTACCTCGCCTAAATCATTCAACAACCGATATCATTAAAAAGATTCGTGGCTAACGTAATTGTTATAGGGGATAAGTGTACAGATAAGTACGTTTTTGGGGAGTGTAATAGACTCAGCCCAGAACAACCTGTTCCTGTCTTGGATCATACTAAGATAGAAGAAAGGCCAGGCATGGCTGCAAACACTGAATTAAATCTCAAGGCATTTGGTATTAATACTGTTCTACTTTCACAAAGGGAAGAGATTACTAAAACAAGATTCATAGACACAAATAGTGGTTATCAGTTGATGCGTTTGGATGAAACTCCAGAAGTGAGTAGGATTGCAAATGCTGAAGTGAAGATGGCGATGATGCACATGAATCCTGATGCAATTGTTATTTCAGATTATGACAAAGGATACATAACTGATGATGATTTATGGCATCTGTGTCACAATTTTAACAGACCAGTGTTCGTAGACACTAAGAAGCGTAGACTTTTTCATAAAGATAATGTATTCTGGAAAATAAACAAGAAAGAATATGATCTCTTGGACAAAAACCATCTACCTAACGACACTCATCTGATTGTCACTCTTGGATCTCGTGGTGTTAAGTGGAGTGGATTTACCTTTAAGCCTCAGGTAGTCAAAGTATTTGATGTTTGTGGTGCTGGAGATACATTTCTAGCCGCTTTAGTTTACGAGTTTCTAAAAACATCCAACATGCAGAAGTCTATTGATTTAGCAAATAGAGCTGCTGCAATTTCAGTAACACATCCTGGCGCTTATTATCTAAATCAGGATGACATAGAATCATTATTCGGAGGAGGACATGGACAAGTTAACCGCCAGCAAAGCAGATCTGATGCACTTCAGGCTACAGGCGTGGCTAAGAGAACACACATGTGAAGATATCGCATACTTAGGAGAATCAGAAGATAACACTGGTGAGATGAAGCACCTCTATCGAATTGGTGAACATGAAGTATTTCACGATATGATCCACGATTTAGAAATGGTAGAAGTTGAAGATGATGAAGAGTGATAGAATATATTTTTAGAGTTAAGGGGTGTGATATTTTCTATACGCCACAAACAAATGGTGGTGGAGATTATTTCTTTACAGAATATTTAAACTTAGTTATCGAACAATATGGTAGAGTCCATCATATATTAGAATGGTGTAGTGGGCCTGGGTTTATAGGGTATGGAATGTATGCTATGAATGTTTGTGATCATATAAGTTTATTAGATAAATTTGAACCAGCAATAGAATTTGCAAAGAAGACTGCCAATAATTCATTTAAGAAAGATATAGATCTAGTAGATTCGGAAAAAGTTTTTCATCGTAGAGTTTTTACAAATACATCAATTTATCATTCTGATACTTGTTCAGTATTGGGA